CGGGACTTTGACTCCCGCATGCGTAGGTTCGAGTCCTGCCGCCCCAGCCATGGGCCATTAGCTCAGTTGGTAGAGCACCTGACTCTTAATCAGGGTGTCCCGGGTTCGAGTCCCTGATGGCCCACCATCAGAAAGCGCATCCCTCCTGAAAAGGAGGGTTTTTTGTGACCTTCTAAAATGGGGTTTTATGCCAAAAGGTCACATTTTAGGTCACATACTTTTATCAACAACAAAAAAAATCCCCCGGCATCAACCGGGGGTGTTTTGTTTTTCGCTTTTGCTATTGAATATCTCTACTGCTTTTTTTAGGATGCTAGGAACCGGCACGCCCATTCTCCCTGCATTTTCAATGATACTCAAAAGCTCGTTCGCAAGGTAGAAATATATCACTGCGTCGCGAAACAGATTCCCTGTAGACCCAAGTGCAGTATCCGCAAGATTTCCTATTGCCACGAATAAGAAAATGAACGCTTTTTTGCCGATACCCTTCAATCCTATTTCACTATTCAGTTTCCCTTCTGTAGCAGCGGCCAGCACACCGGTGATATAGTCTACAACCACAAACGACACAAGCACCCCCAGCAATGCTGACCACCCCCCGAAGAGATACGTCAATAGTGAACCACCTACTGCTACGATGGATTGATATAATGTTTTTTCCTTCACTTTTCCACACCTACCTTCTCTAATATTCGCATCAATACCGACGCCAGTTCCGCCCTGGTGACGGGCTGGTCCGGCTTGAAACTGCCGTCAGGATAGCCCGACATAAGCCCTGCAGCTTTCACTTTCTCGATTGCCGCTTCGGCCCAGTGGCCTTTATAGTCTTTCATATTCTTTGCCACCTCCTCTATTTTAGCCATGTGCCTGGCGATTTTCTCAGCCCAATATGGATCGGTTGCATACTTCACGTTCATACCCTTCAATGTTGGACCGTTGTAATATTTTCCCGTTGGCGCAAGGTAGTTTTCAGCAATGTATTCAGCTACATAGTATATGCACTCTTCAAATGAACTAAAAGATTTAGCATTCTCATAAGGATTTCTGTCGTATGCTCCGAATCCGAATAGGTTTTTCTTATCCCGTGCTATTCGACTTCTGCCAAAATCGCTCTCATGCACTGCATGGGCACAGAGATACTGGGCGTTGACGGAGTATCTCTTCTCTGCCGCAATAAAATAGGCGCCCAAACCTCCCATCGGAGTGCCTTCAAGGTATTTGTCCAGCGCCCGGGCCGAAATATTTGATTCGGACCTAAGGTCCAAATTAAGGTATTTCTTGTAATCAGCCACGCAATCACCGCCTTTTCTCAACAAATATCTTTCGATTTCAATTTCATCAGGTTCAGGCAAAACAAAAAGGCCATGACCGTATTCCTCGTCAAAGCCTTCTGCGCCTAAATCTATCACATAATCCCGTATAAACTTTTCTACTTCGTCCTGATACAGTGTTCGGCCTGCTTTCTCTAAGAAAAACTGCTGAACTAACGCAAGCATCCCCGCTAACATAGGGGCCGAAAAACTCGTTCCTTCTTCAGGGAATACCCTGCTTGGATTCTTGGCATCATGAATATATAATCCGGAGAAACAAACAACATCCAATTCAGGACCTCTGCTGGAATAATTTTTCAAAAATATTTCTTTACGCCTATCATTCAAACCTACTGCGCCTATACTAATCCACATGTTGCTCTTTGCAAATTTTCCTAATCCTTTTTTACCTTTGTTGCCAGCACTTGTAGTAAATACTACTCCCTTCTCTATAGCCTTTTGCATTTCCTGTCTAACTACCTCGTCATCAAAACCGCCAAGGCTCGCATTGACTATATGAATACCCTCCTGAATAACAAAGGGTAGAGTTTTTTCTAAAAAACTCCCCCCAACTTTGCCGTTCAAATTGGAAAATCCGCTAGGCAGACAATACAAATCTGCATCAGGTGCGACCTGATGAATAACGTCAAGCACCTTCTGACCATGGCTGTTAAGTTTGGAATCCTTGCCAATTCCGAACGGGTCGTGCAATTTGCCGTCAAAAAACGGCAGGTCTGGCTTTGCGGATTCAATTTCAGCAATTTTTATTCCCTCCCCCGTATACCCTGCCTCATGCCAGCGGAGGATGCCGGAGAGGTCGTATTCTTTGAGGTTTTGTTTGATGTATTGCATTTTATCTACTCTCCGTCGAAAACTTATTATACAGCTCTGCCGCTGTAGGCGGATTTGGAGAGTACCTGACAATACCAAGCGCTCCTCGTAGATATAACTCTCTTGCTTCCTCTTCCGGTGACAAGTCAGGAGGTATGTCGCTTATATCTATTCCTTTTTGTTTGATACTTTCTACTAATAGAGCTTCGTTTTTTACAGTATATCTGTCTTTTTGCATTGCTTGAACTTCAGCATTAATCACATTTTCCCCGTACAGAATCTCTATTCCAGGGACATTTTCATACACTGCGACATCTCTACCATCTACAATCAGTCTAACTTCGTAGCCAACATCAATGTTCTGCCATGTCGGATGACATGCCAATCCCCTATCCCGCGGGTCAATGTTACCTGCCCTCTTTCCAGTTTCAAAATCTACCTGTATCTTAAGACCATAAAGCATTATATACACCTCCTATATTATTGTCCTCCTATACCCGAAGCAGATGGTCCAGGCGAATTCGCATAACGAATACGTATAAGTGTTTCAGGGTCTTGTTCATCAATGAAATAACTTCCACACACCCAGAGCTTTTCTCTGTTCCCACCGCACCCCTTGAACTTGAATACTCCAGTAGACGCTGTTCTAATAATTGTTAAATCCGATACATTTATCTCTTTTAATTTTTCTTCTGTCGCATCTGTTATCCAAATAACATCACTTTTTCCACCTACACCCTGAATGTTTGACCCAATATCACCGCTCGTTCTTACAACACTGAAGTTAGAAGGACTGTATTCTCGAATCCAGTCATCATAACCGGCCCAAATAACACTCTCGTCTCCTCCAACACCTCGGTCATAACCAGAAGCAGAGCGCACTACACTAAAATCCGACGTACTTAATTCATAGATTCTACCTGCTGCGTCGTCAACGTGCCATATAATACCTAGCGTACCGCCAATACCGCTAGGCTGAGTAGATGGAGAATTTGCAGAACGTATTACAGTAAAATCATCAGGATTAAGTTCGTATACCTTACCTTCTGTGATATCGCAATGCCAGATGACGTGATAACTTATAAAATCAATCCAGTTGCTACCGTCCCAATACTTACCTGCCTTCTGTTCCCAACTAGAACCATTCCACACATATATTGCTTTAGGTTCTACCCAAGCCGCTCCATCCCAAACTTTTATCTGTGCCACTAGTTCATTCCTCCCTATGCCGAGGTATCAACCCAAATATCGCCTACCGCTATTGCTGTAGGAGCTGTGCTTTGCACCCAAATATTTTGACCCCCGCTTCGAGCACGGGTAAAAGAAGAATGGTGCAACCCGTCTACCGTGTCCGCATCCAGCCCGCTTCCTGCGCCGTCTACTGTTTTGATTTGCGCGAGTATATTTGAAGCCCCGAGCTGTGCAGCTGTAACATTGTGAGGATTACTTGTATTCCCAGTATGATTGTTTAGATTAGTTTGTACTGCATCAACAGTATCCTTTCTCGCAATATCATCCGCCGCAGCCGGAGCAGCCACCTTTGCCCTGCCCGCACTATCCCGCATCATGATACGGTTTGCGATAGCAGCAGATGTAGCACTGTGAACAGCAGTAGCGTTCGCATGAGCATCCACCTTCGTCTGTGCGCCTGCCGGGGTTTCTGCCCCTATGTCGGCAGGGGTAAGCTCGTCACTTCCACCCGTGGCGTGGGTGGATTTGTGGGCCGTTGGCGTAAAAGAAGAAGGCTTGTTTTGTATATTAGCCCAATCAAGAACTATGTCAATACTTTCATTTTCAGCAGTTTTAACCCATTCTGCCCCGGTCCAAAGGTATTCAGCCCATCCACTATCTACGGTAGGATCTGCAGTAGCATCTATTACATGAACTCTTAGCCCTTCATATACCAATAAAGCATCTCTATCAGCAATGGTATTAACAACTTTTATTTCTTTCACGTTATCTGGAATTTGAATCGCTGGCACTTGCCCGTTTGCATCCAGTGTTGCCACACCATTGGGTTGCCCTTTTTCACTAGTAGCAATAATTCCTCCATGAGCTTCTGTGGTTTGATTTATATGTGCTGAGATATTATCAGCATTTCCTTTCACCGTTTCGGTAGTCCTACCAGTTCCAGCTAAATTATCAATTAACCCATCTGTATAACTTTTTGCGTTGGTTTCTGCGACATCGGCCTTTGATTGAGCACCAGCAGGGGTTTCTGCACCTATCTGCGTTACAGTTACGTTATGAGGATTAGAAACATTGTTAACATGTGCATCAAAGTCAGCCTGGGTTACATATATTTCTGATCCTAGCGTGGCAGAAACACTAGAAACATTCCCTACTATAGTTACTATGTTGATATGTTTCTCTACTACATCTGCTCCGCCGCCTGCAGGTATATACTCCGCATTTGCTCCGGCATTACCGTAGCAATACAGTATTTCCCCTTCATCCGGATCCTGGGCGAATACTCCAAGTTCACGCCAGTAAAAACCTGTGGTAATATCAGAATTGCTGAGGAAGCTTTTTAAACTTGCTTTATCTTCGGGTAGTGTTTTTAATTCAAGAATACTCAGTTCTTTTTTAGGACTGATAAGGTCATTTAATTCAAGAATACTCTGCCCACTCAGACTGCCGTCTCCAACCTTAACTTTTGTAAAATTAAGCTGTACGCCAGTCTGGGCTTTTGCTTGAAGAGCCCTTCCCTTGTTTGTTAATATAAGCCCTCCGAACGCACTCATTTACACCACCTGCCTTGCTTCATAATATTCACCAATATGCACCACACCAGCCAAATACAGCTCCATTTCATCCGTAAGTGTTATTTCAACAGCTTCAAGAACAGAACGAGCATTTTTAACAGATTCGACAGCCCTTGTAAACCGTTGAACATCTGTTGTTGTTGCTGAACCGTTATTGGTGAGGACCTTAAAATGATAGGGCTGGCCACCGTATTCAAACCATTCCTGGACTTGGCCGTCTCCAAAAATAGTGATAACTAAATCTTCTACTGCTTTCGGGGTCCCCTTTTTCTTGTGGAATTTAACTGAATTTTTAATGAGTTCCCTTTTCTGTTCTACTGGTAAGTCCGGTTCGTAAAAATCTACATGGTATTCCCAGGCTAGAAGGTCCAGCGCTTCTTCCGATAGTTCATCAATACGGGAAATAATTAAACACTGGTCCACTGCCTGCGTTACAGCTTGCAGTTCAGCATCCAGCGCTTCAGCAGCAGCTTTTACTTTTGGATCTTTGGCCAAATTCGGCGGAATAAGATCAACTAAGCTAATCTCCCTGATATTAGCCATCTTCTAGACCTCCGTATGTCACGGTTACATTATTCGCAACCGCAACCTGCTCTCGCGTAATTTGAGTAAATACCGGAGAAGTAATTTCTACCCGTTTAGCTCCCGCAGCCATAATCCTAGCAATCAGTTCTGATGGGTTGATGTCCCGCCCGAGTTTCGACTTCTGCCAGGTGATATAGTCATTAACAGCATCATTAACCTTCTCCTGAATACTGGCAGCAATTGAAGAATTGCTCTCATCTATCCAATAAGTCAGGGTAATATCGTAATTAACTACCGTTGGGGCTAACACTGTCACCTGATCTGTCAGCGGTCTTATGCTTTTATCATTGCAGACCGCATCCACGGCATCTAAGATTTCCTGTGTTGGAATTTCTCCGCCTTCTAAAAGCGGTCGGATTTCCACCTGTCCAGCAGATGGTGAACTCACTGTTACATCAATAATTGATTGATGCGCTGTCCTTGCCCAGTATTCATAAGCTCCATACGGTCCCGCTACGGAAAAGCTTTCAGGAGCCTTCCGGATGCGTTCCCGGTAGCTGTCATCATCTTCGGTATCGGTACCGCCGGAACTTGTTGTCGTATTTTCAACCTTCACGACCCAGGGCAATGGGTCAACCAGTCTGTTTATCTGCCCCGGCTCCCAGTCATTCCCAATGGTTCCGGCAGTAGTACATTCAGCTGCCACATCCACTTCAGTTGTCCCGGAAGGTATATCCTTTGCTTCTACAGTTGCGAAAAATATTTTTCCATCCGGAGTAAGCCGGGTTCCCTCCGGTATAGTAACTGTTTGCGGTTGAGGATTTATTGTAAAGCGGATTGTTGTTTGAGCAGGTTGTGCCGGCAGCCTGTCGGTATTAAACCTCGCACCTATGTGGTCCAGAAAATCCCCTTCAGCAAATGCAAGCAGGTTTTGCTTAGCCGAATAATCTATAAGTACCCTTTGCTGAGCTATAATTGATGCAATAGCCTGTAAAAATAACCTTACCGGATCGCCAGGTGCCAGTTTCCGACCAGAAATGGCCTCATATGTTGTTATCACATCCGCTTCAATCTGACTGACATCCTTCGATGCAAACTCAATATTGGGCAAATTATTCAAGCTGCTCATTCAGCCTCACCTTCACTTTCGGGCGCAAAATTCCTTCCTGAGCATCCCTTTCAAATGTCACCTGAGTTACCTTTACACGGGGTTCCCATTCTTGGATAGCCTCAATTATCTCTGTCGATAACTTTGCTTGGGCCACTGGTAGCGGTTCATCCAGCATCGTTGCTGAAAGGCCAAATTCTCTGTTTAGGGGTACCGAGTACTTAGGGGTGCTAAGTATTGTTCTGACGTTCTGTAAAATCTCAGCTAGTTCCGAAGCAGGAGCAAAATCTATTTCATCTAAGGTTGCTGTTACTTCGTACTCCATAAGCATCACACCCCCTAAACATATTCTTCTAATGTCACGTTTGCAATCCCGACCAGCACATTCCCCCGATTATCCACACGGACCCATTCCTGGTCTACAGATTTTACAACCCACTTGTTTACACCCAGCCCCTTGCCCCCAATGACCAGGGGCACTGCTTTTCCCGACCTTGCGAGTTCCAATAGTGCATCCATCTCTTTTCTCGGATTCATGCCATACATAACATCGAACCGCATTTTGAAGCTTATAGTGTCCAGGTCGGGTCCAATATACTCTGATTTTGGCTTCTGCCCTATAATTTCATGTTTTGCCCATCGGCCGGCCGAACTTCGGGAAAAATCTTCAAAAGTCCGGATCGTATCGGCAGAGGCGACAAACACAATATTACCAAGAGCTCCGATCATGGTACACCGCCTCCTTTACTGGGGCGTCTCTGTATTAGTCCCCGTTTCAGGGTGTGTATGGTTTTTTAGGCTAATACCATCGGCAATCACGTCACCAGTTATATTAATATTTCCGCTTGCCACTATGTTGACGGGTCCAACCGTATTAATACTCAGAGTATGGGTAGACCGGTCATACTCTATGGTTGTGCCGTCGGAAAAAGAGATAACTCGCTTATCGCTACTGTTTGCTGGAGCCTCATTTTCCTCTGAATAAATAGCTCCCAGGATAAATCCTTCTGCATTGCCCGTAGGTAAAAAAATACATACTACATATTCGCCCACATCCGGCAGACAGTAGTCTTTATTATTAAGTGTCTGCCGCTGGAGAACCGGAAGATCGTAAGACACTACCCCCTGAGCTTCAAAAACAACCCTGGCCGTCGCTTTTTCTGGATTCACCGCCGAAATACGGCCTATTCTAATTAGGTTCTTAAGAACACTATTCATCTAGTATCCCTCCAGGACCCTGCGAAGCTCCACTTTTGTTGTATAACCGTTTCCGCCACCTTCATGTACTGCTTCATCAATAAAGTACTTACCGTCAAATTTTCCCCAGCCCTGAAGCATTACAGTTACTCCGGCAACCAGAGTGACATCGCCAACCATGGTAAGACTAAACCTTACCTCTTCCTTATTTCTCTGCCGCAGTCTTTTTTTAGCCAGCCTTTCAGCTTCTGCATAACTGCCTACCCGCTCGTTGATTATTAAAGTTTTACCGGTTTTCGGCCGGTTTGAAGGAGTAAAAGTATATATTATAGGGTCAGAATATTTGCTGCTCTGATAAGTAACCTTTGCACTTGAGTAAATATCCCTGGTTGAAGATACAGCTGAATATGAAAGGGTTAGTGATTTACCCCTAATAATTGTAATCACCGGTTCCATTTGCTCATATTTGCTATCATCGAAAATAACTATCTGTTTACCAGTCACCTTTAAAGAAAGGCCTGCATTCTCACACAATTTTAGAAGAAATGCCAGGTCCGACTGTTCCGTCTGTTCTATACGGTCATACTCCGGGTTATCATCGGTTTCATAAAGCAATTCCATGCCAGCACCGCCGGCTATATCCCTGGCGATTATAGATAACCGCGTCTGTTCCCATGCCCTGGTCTTGTTTTCGCCTCTTAACGATGATGAAACCGGCACCGAGACAGCCTTAATTTTTACCGTCTCAGGAGGCCCGCTGCATTCAATTTCATCAATTTCAAAGGTGCCTGCAGGCAGTTTTTTTACCCGACCATCATCAGAAACAATGATGGCAGCCTGTAAAACGGCACCTTTTTCAGGAAACCAGTCTCCCCGCCACAGGCCTGCCCTGTCCTCAAGGGTTACCTGAAGATCATCGGCTCTGGCACTTGCATGGTCCGTGTAAGAAAAATCAATTAAGTACGGTTCCAAATATGCTGATATATCCTTGTTGTCATAGATAAGCGATAGCCTGGTTCGACGTCCTAACTCCACCACTAATCCCCTCGCTTCCACGGTGGGAGTTTATCTGGGATCGGCATCTCTATGTCCGGCACCTTAAGCCTTATATTGGCAGAAAAAAAGACCGTCTCCCGGTGCTCGGCGTTGGCCTCTATTAGTTTTGTCATGTATTTTTCACTGCCATAAACCTTTAGAGCAATTAAATCCCAGGTATCTCCCTGTACCGTTATATATTCACGCATAGTCTAACCGCCTTTCCTGGTGCACTACAGCTTTAAGCTGAGCCATAAAATCACTCTGCGCCGCTTTAATTGCCTGCTGTATAGCTCCGACGTCCCCACCACTAACGTTAATAACCGGCGCAAAGGTTACATTAAATACCTGTTCACCACCGACTGGGCGTATACCAAGTATTTCTCCGGCCTTTGCCCATATTGACAATGCACGGGGTGAGCCGTCCAGAGGAATGGCAGCTTCCGGTCCTTTTTCCGCAAACCAGGCTATATGCGGACGGGTGAAAATTCCTCCATCGGCATGGGCGGGAAGATTAACAGCAGTGGCAGTTACATCTTTTTCTTTACCAAAACCAAAGAATGATTTAACCTTATCCCATTTCTCTGTTACCCAGGCAAGTTTTTCTTTCAACCATGCAAATTTCTCCTCAAGCCAATCAAAAATGCCGGAAAACCTATTCCTAATTCCTTCCACAAATTGATATAAAGCTTCTTTAGGATTATTCCACAAAGTTATAAACCACTCTTTTACTTTGTCCCAGTTTCTGATAAGCAAATAACCGGCACCGATTAAAGCACCTATGCCCAGTATTACCAGACCTATAGGATTAGCAGACATGGCAGCATTCCACAGCCACTGCGCTGCCGTCCATGCTTTAGTAGCGGCTGCAATGGCCAGTGTTTTAGTGCGGTATAAAACCAGCTTACCCACATTAAGCAGGCCCTGGCCAGCTTTTTTGGTCAGGTTCCATGCTTTTTGAGCTATTGTCCACCTTTTTGTTGCTATTTCACCCGCTTTTTCTGCTGTCGTGAATCTAACTATTAAAGCATGTAAGTTAACAAAAGGTGTCGCTAAAATACTAATAACATAGCCTGCTCCTGCTAAAGCAGCACTAAGACCCAATACTGAAGCTGTACCTATAACCAATACCTTAGCTAACTTGGGGTGCTTTTCTGTAAAAGCTTGAAGCTTATTTACCCCTTTTGACAGTATTTCTGACAGCATTGTTATACCGGGCAGCAACATTTCACCCAGTGAAATAGCCAGGGCATTAGTATTATTTTTAAGAAGCAGCAGCTGGTTTTCCGTTGTTTTTGAACGGGCCTCGAATTCCTTCTGCATGCTTCCGGCATATTGAGAAGCATCGCCAACTTTGTTTAAATTGTCTTTTAAAGCATCTAGGTTCGTTAATAGCGGTGATATAGCCCCTATGCTTTCTTTTCCAAACAGGTCCGACATTACGGCGGCCTGCGTGTGTTTGGGAAGCTTCTGCAAGGCCTGCAGCACCTTCAGAATGGCTCCCCTGGCATCCTCCTGCATCATTTTTGCCATTTTTTCTGCATCAAGCTCAAGCGCTGCGAAGGCCTCTTTTTGAGTTTTTGTTGCTGCCGCTCCAGCCGTCAGGCTGAGGATCATATTCTTGATGCCGGTGGCCGCTACTTCTTCGGTTATACCTGCCGATACCATAGTAGCACCCAGGGCAGCTATTTCAGAAGCTGCAGCCCCGCCTACATCGCCTAAAGGTCCTATTCTGCGTACCACTTCAGAGATTTTTGGTGCCGAAGCAGCTGTCGTGTTCCCCAGGTGGTTAATCTGGTCTGCCAGCCTGTTGACCTCTTCCTGGTTTATCTTGAATGCAGAGCGCCACTGTGCCATCATCTGCCCGGCCTCTTCAGCCGAAATATCGAATGCTACACCCATTTGGGCAGCAGCCTCAGCAAATTTAATTAAATCTTCTCTAGCAATACCTGCCTGTCCGCCTGCAGCAACGATTTGAGCTAGTTCATCAGCAACCATAGGGATACGTTTAGATAGATTTATAATGTCTTTTTCCATGGCCTTAAACTGCTCCGGTGTTTCAAAATCTACTACTTTCTTGACATCTGCCATACTTGATTCAAATTTTATAGCTGCAGCAATTGGTGCGCCTACTGTAACAGCTGTTTCAACCGCACCTAACATTGCACCTCGCATTCTCTGACGGAAATTGCTAAGTCTTTGTTGTCTCGAGACAGCCTTAGAAAGCCTGCGCTGTGCCCTTTCAGCTTTATCCAGCTGCCTTGTTAGTTTTTCGTACGATTCTGCATATTTTTTTGCAGTTATTTCTCCTTTTTTTTGAGCCCTTTCAAGTTCTCTCATCTCTGAACGTAGAGACGAAATATGTCTGTTCATTCTCTGAAGCTTTTCATTTGCCGACGTAAAAGTGCGTCCAAAGGAAGAATTTATTTTTCCGGCTATCTCGAAGGCCATTTCAAACATTTTCCGCTGTGCCATTCAGCTCACTTCCTTCCATCCTGCAGGTTAATCAACACCTGCATCCACTCGGTCAATTCTACCAGTGGTCTGGAAAGCCAATATGAAACTGGGGTATAACTACTGATAGACATTTTCAGACATACATCCATAATGATATTTATCAACTTCCCACGTCGTAAGCTTAATCCAGTAAAAAATTTTCAACCAATAACGTAATTTTACTAAAATCCTTTGCCGGCAACTTTAAAAGCATTTCCACCGGAACCTTTGCAGCTTTTGCTGCTATCACAGCATGATACGCTTTTGAAAGTTCTGGCACCGGAACAGGTCCCTCTAAAGTTCTGGCTTCTTGTGCTGCATTAATGATATCTCTTCCGGTCAATGAATCCAGATCGATGTTTAATTCCTTATATTCCTTATCTTCAAAAGAAAAAGGCTTGCTAAGAACAAATTTTTGCATATTTTTCACCTCAAAAATGATATAATTTAAGTAGATAAAACAAACAAAGCGGGGGAAATATTATGTCTATTCTTGATTTGATAATAACTGCCTTTTTATGGATTATTGTCTTGATTTTTTCTTCTATCCCTGGTGTAGTCTTTGCCAGCTTTATCAAACCCATATTTGGGCCTATAGGATACTGGATAGGTTTTATAGTTGGTGCTGCAGCCTTTATTTTCTATATGAGCCCCATTTTATTTGTAAAAGATGAACAACCAACCAACGAAAAATGATATTCAAGATCCACTGCATCTTAACAAATAGCAGCGGGTCTTTTAAATTTTAAGCAAGGCCAAGAGCCTGCCTGATATCTCTTAAATAGTCTTCTCCGTTTATTTTGCAGATGTAATTGTACTTGTCAATTTCTACTATTTCCTTGCCGTCCAGTGATACCTTAATATAAGTTACTTCAAATTCATTTGATGCATCAGATGTTGCACCCACATCTAGTTTGCCAAGCTCTGTCTTTTTAGGTATACATCTAACTGCAACTTTAAGGGGAGATACTTTATACTCACCCGTTCCCGCGTTATATGCCTGAATAGCACCCCGTAAGTCAAGATTGTGAGATTTCTGTTGTGCTAAATGCACTGTTGGCTTCGTAACCGTGCGCCAGTTTAGCTTCAGCGTCATGCTGCCGAAATGGCCGAGGACAGGGCTTTCTACTTCACCGGCAATACCCGCACCCTTCACTGTCTCGGTCATAGCCTCAATGCTAGGTAACTCTACATCAGCTATGCCAAGCAAATCATTTCCATCTTCATATACACGGAAGTTTATAAGCTTTTCGGGCACGTTATTCATGCACCACAGCTCCTTTCTACATGTTCAATATAGGCAACATATAAGCCCCCAGTTTGGGGGCTATAAATATTCTATTCTATTTAACTATTTTGCAGTCGACTAATTTCAGATACTGTCCATCTTTTACAGTTATATATTTTTCACCTTCAAAATTATCATTTGTGACAATTGAATCAAGGCTACCACTGCTGTCCTTTGCAACTTCAAAATACGCCATTCCACCTGTAGAAACAATCTTGTATTCTCCTGCGGGAATATCTTTGCCAACTTTATACATTCCATCTGCATATTCATCATTTTGTGGCTTTTGCGGTTTTGCTTCGGATGCTAGTATCATTTTGGAGGCTACTATTTCTATATACTGGCCGTCAGAAACAGTTACATATCTAGTGCTAGAAAAATTATCATTAGTAATTATACTATCTAAACTTCCGCTACTATCCTTTGTTACTTGATAATAACCCATACCTTCTGCAATTATTAGATATTCTCCAGCAGGGATATCTTTACCCACTTTATACATACCTGCTTTTATATACTTGATACTTTCAGCTTCAGTGTTTTTTGCTTCCTTCTGATCCCCTTGAACGCTTTCAGATGGTTCACCACTGCAACCAGCAACCAACGTTACAAGCATCAACAGAATAATAATCATTGATAAAATTTTCCTCATTTGAGTTTAACCCCCCTTGAGAATTTTTAATCATTAACTTCGCCAAAATATATCCAATTCCTTCTAATTTATTTATAAATTTTTCAAGGGAGGTTATAATCATCTGCCCTTAACCAAACAATGACTCAAGATACTTGGGGTCATACTCAACTACAAAATCTATTTCCCGAGCTGGCGATGGCGGAGTTACATACACGTGGAAGCGAACAATACCGTCCATGAGGTCCGTTTCGGGATTCTCTTCAGGGATAAACTCAACCCTGCCACCTACTATAAATTCCCTGGCCGTAAGGCCGTTAAGCCAGATGTTAGCGGAATCAACGACGGTCTCCACCATGCGCCTAGTAATGGGATAGTCTACCTTCTGCCAGAACATCAGCACCAGCTGATTGGCAATCCAGTCAAACATGCGCCTTATGGGTAAAAAGGCATCCTTCGGATCAGTAACAGCCGGGTATGCACCGGTGCGGTTGCCCCAGGCCTTCCAGCCACCTACAAAGTTAAGCGCTGTAATGATACCCTGGCCGTTTAAATAGACAGCCTGGTCAGGACCCAGGGCTATGGTTGTGCCGTCACTCAATACCGCACTATCAGCTTGGAGGCCCTTATTTGAGGGACTTGCAAATGGAACATCGTTATTTTCGGCATCAAGACTGCAGATTAACCCGGCTAGCTGAGTAGACAGATGAAACTCTTCATCGCCCAGCTTCACCTTTGGCCAGCATACAGCCTGGCGTTCAGAAATGTAATTGTTGTCAGTTTTCCATGATGGAACATCTGTGTATTTTGTAACCGTATCAGTCGGAACATCCGTTAATGCAATACACCTGAAATGCCCATTTATATTGCTTGCTTTTGCCACCATGACGGCTGCCACAGTCGGGTCCTGGGACCATCCGGGAGCCAGGATCATCCCGGGCACCATCCGGAACCTCGGAAATACCGCATTTACCAACTCAAGGCCGGTTAAAGCACCAGTAGTGGTATCCACGCCTCCTATGATGTCATTTGCTGTTACGGCCGAAGGATCTAGATAATCGTAATCAACCTGTAAGCTGGAACCTTCAGAAATGCTTCCGGAGGAAAGTCTGGTAATTACTGCGTTTCCATTATCATCAAAGGCTATTGTGTAATCCGTATTTCTGACATAGGTTGTTGCACCATCAGAGGACTTCACCACAACGGTTGACAAAAGAACTCCTTTATTTACTAGGGCAGCCTGGTCATTACTGTCAAGCGTCACCGATTCAGCAGTAACAGTTGCCTTATGGGTTGAAGGGTCAAGGACGTTCACAAAGACTACAGGGGCGACAGCGAACAGCCCGAAGTGCGACTTCATAAATTCGCAAAGGGTATACTTCTCCCAGTCATCCGAATACCCGAGTTCCTGCACTGCCTCCTGATAGGTGTAGCAGAGAATAGGCTCGTTTGTCTTGCCGGAGCCGTCCCCCGAAACAAGGTTTACCGGCGCCGTCCCGAATACCACCGGCAGTCCTACATTCGTCTGTACCGGTGGGATTACAGAAGTAGATACCTCTGAAACATATACTCCATGTTTATATGCCATTTATTAAACACCACCTTTTTCAATAAACTTCATTACTTGATAATAAAAGGTGTTCTCGGGTGTGCCTTTAGTTTTAATTGCCTTTTCTGTTTTTGCCAGTTCTTTAACGGGAACAAATAATTTCTCTACTGCAGAACACTTATTAAATAAATCATTAAGATATCCGGGAATACCTTTATACACTGAATATCGCTGTAGCACTCCACCAGGAATATTTGGACCGCAGTATATTAACTGTTCTTGCTTTGAAAAAAATTCTGTTAAAACTGCTTTCTTTTTTTTACTCATATGCAACCTCCTCCAAAACAGGATGAGCAACCGTCCAGTTGGTGATCATAATACCAATCCACTCAGGGAACGGCTGCTCTTCCGGCATTTCAAACTTCATGGGGTATTCTACTTTATACTTTTTAGCAATTATCCGCCTTTTGAATAGCTTCGTCCAGATACGTTGAATAATACTCGCTACATCCCGCCAGCCGTTTTGAGCGTCTTCCGAGTAGGTCCCAACGATAATCTTGACTGTAACCGTTGCACCTTCCTGGTTATCAGTACCTTCCACCAGTCTCACAATGACAAACGGATAGTCCGGATTCGGCGCTGATTTTTTAGGAGGAAGGTAACCGGTAACAACCTGAGGCGGTTTATTCAGGTCCTGCTTAGTTTCCAGCCAGTAATTTTTAACCACATCATCAATAAAATTTCTAAGCTCATCAACCAGCAATGTCGGTGTCATTTACCCGCACCTCTCAATAAACGTTCTATTTCATGCTCGAGCCTTTCTTCAAGTCTCTCTTTTGCTTTTTCTTCGACATACTCTGTTACTGATTTATGGCCCAGCATCTGTGGGACTGAAGGACCATATAACTGAATAATTGGTAATCGTGACTCCCCTGCACGCTTAAATACACCAATATGTCCTGACTCCATTTTGGCCACAAATGCATCTGATATTGGGCCACCTTCTCCTCGGACAACACGAGCTATAACGGGTTTCTTACGTCGTTTTTGGGGAGGTTTTGATGGTATAATTTTAAATTTAGACAGGGCAAGGGGGGAACCTTTAGCTCTAATGATGGCCGCCTGGTTCTCATATGTTGCCTTTGTAATTTGTATGATCTCCCTAATATCTTTGGATTTTACATAATATCGCTCACGTATCTTTTTGACAGCATCAGTTCTGGCACCTTCAGCGGCCCTGTTAATGGCATTTACAATAGCCTTTGAAACACCATTGGGAATATTTTTCAGGAGTTCTTCAGCCCGTTCAATCTGTTTAGCGTCAACAGTTATCATGATTCATTCGCTCCTAATATAATTTCGAGAACTCCCATGTTTTCGGTGCATTCAAGCACCATGTATAGATTTCCATCCAAACGTAATTGCTGCCCATAAACAGGCCTTTCAGGTAAGTCAGCAGCTTTTACGTATACTACAATCTCGTTTAAATACACCCCGTCATATTGTTCTGATTTATAGTTGCTTCGGATTTTTAGTACATCGCTATCTATCACAGCAGGAACTTCTTTTCCGTCGATGGTATGAATCTGTGCAAATTCATCTAAATTGAAAAAAGTATTTATGTCAGAGTCAAAGTAATCTTTCAATTTAGGCATAGTCATCAATCCTTAATAACATCATCAGGGTCAAAATTTATATTTATATCCTGGTTTTCAATTTCTTCTTCTAATACACTTTCCAATTCTTTAATTTTTTCTCTTAAAGGTTTAAGAATAGTTGTTCGTTTTTTGCTACTCTCTTCAATTTTCATTATTTTGTATAGCATTTCAATATCTTGTGTTTTTTCAATAAGCTCATTAACCTGTTCTACATTCATCTCCTTTATGTTTGGAAAGTTTTCATGCTCTCTTTTCTTATTAGAAGACTTGGGGTTAACAATTTCGCCATAACCTTTCATTACAAGCCTTTCTTCTTGCTCAGGAGAAAGGCCGGAGATGATATCTCCGGCCTCTTCCTCAGGTCCGTACAGAACACCTTTAAATTTTACTTTTCCATGTATTATTCTAAACATCGATTATCCCCTCCTATTAACCGACAACATCCATTACATACCAGGCATCAACATCAAACGGTTTAGGTAATGGCCTGGAAGAAAGCCTGAAGGTCATTACATCATCATTCATATTTGCAATGATCTTGGGAACCCTGGTCCCTTCATAGGTATGGTAACGCTTGTCCTCTTCAAGTTGAGTAATTGCGCCATATAGCATTTCACCAAGACCTTCAGGGGCAATTAATACATGATCGGTTGGGAATACAGGTTTAATGGTACCGTCGTAATCTTTATACCACGCATAGTAAACATATAAACTGAGTCCTAAGTCAGGAAGGTCACCGATATATTTCAAACCATTACCATCAACAGTTCTTAAATCCGGCCTTAGCAGTCCGATTTCAAGCCTTCTGTTATCCAGCAATTTCAGGAAGTTTGCATCAGATCTTAGATATCCCCAGGCATCCTTTCCTAAAACACAGATATCCGGATTATATCCTGCTTTAAGTATTGTTTCGACTCCTGTTTCAAGATCTTCATATTTAGTAGAATTCGGGTCACTCCAGGCATCGGTACTGGTTAGAGTAACTTTGTTGGAGAATTGGAAGTCAATATTGTCATCAATATATTTCTCAAGGTTATCATCGATATAGCCCCGAACATTAATAATACCATTAGTGAGCAATTGGGCACACATAACTTCTTCCCGGCGCGAGATAGCATCGTCCAGTTCCTGAGCATCCTGCTGCAGGTAATAATCCTGGCGCTCTTCCGGCGACATACTGGTGTGCAAAGTTTCTCCGGGAATACGAGGGGTCAAAACTTCAGGACTGATGGTTCTTTGCGGAGCGATTCTCGGGGGTGTGTAAGTCCTGGTTTCATAACCTTTCCGCTCCATGTTAATTCCACCAACGTTAGGTGCAACGAATGGTGCAATTAAATATCCTCCCTTTCTAAAATCTACATCAACCTTTTCAGTCATGAAAGTTTTTACAGCAGGGAAAAAAGTATCCCTTAAAAATGTTGTGACCGGCATGCGTTTATCAAAACTACCGGCCATACTCCGAGGTTCATAGATATTAACATTTCCGTTAGTAATATCAGCCATCGGCTTTCACTCCTTTTAATAAGAAATTTCATCTTTGAGATAAATATTTACATCTCTTAACTCATCTTCGTGGACATCTGCAGTGTCAGTTCCACCAAAGATTAGAGCATTTCGGTTAAATACTCCGGATTTGTAGCATACAGCCATTACATCTCCACCGGTAGTATCTACATCCTCTGCCAGAATGTATTTTGCAACCTGACTTCCATCTGCTGCAGCACTATCACAAAGCTTCCCTTTACCATCTGCAGTTACAATTCCGATTACGCTTCCTCTTTTTAAAATTCCCTGCCCGGATGCAAGCAAAATACCGGTAGTTAATAGAGGAATTTCATGCCCGGCAATGAGCTTATCCGGATTAACAGAACCAGTAACTTCGTAACTAGCCATTAATATTCACTCCTCTCCTCTTTGCGTCCAGAATGGCCGCAACTTTTTTAAATTTGTCAGCAACTGTTTTGGGCTTTTCTTCCGCCGGCACATCGGTGGAAGAAGGTTTTATATCCCTGATACCTGAATCATCCTGGTCTTTCTTAATATCATTTAGATATTTCTGCCCCTTAACACTGTCCAATTTCAAAGCCTCGAATGCCAGTTCTTTAGCATCCATAGGTTCTTCATATTTTGCTTTATATACCAGCTCTGGCTCAATGTTATTTTGGATATCTTCTATATCCTTAATTCTGGCCCTTTCTTCTTCGGCACCCTTCTTCTTAGCTTCAGAAATCAGTTCGTTTACTAAATCTGGATAAGCTTTTTCCAGGTCCTCAACCGTTTTAATTTCATTCATCCTTTTTTCACCTTCCTTTTTGATTTTGGTGTTATCTTTAAAAGAAACAGGCTTTATTACCTGGTTGCGTATAAAATTACTAGGCTTTGCAGCAGTAATGTTTTTAGGAATTTTACTGTATTTAGATATATCATGGCTGATGTCATTAACTATCAGCATTTTGCCATTTAATATCGATTCAACTTCTTCATCAAGTAATGTATCCGCAAACCCCAGGTCAACAGCTTCCTGCCCAGTCATCCAGGTTTCTTCCTTCATCAACCGAGATATCTCATCTCTATCTTTACCGGTTTTTTTCTCGTAAGCTATTATGATTGTTTCTTTAACCTTTTCTAGCACTTCTGTAAGTTCTGCAAAATCTTCGGTATTGTAATACCCTATCAAAACTACCGCTGGATCATGGATCATCATCATACCATTAGAAGGAATCTGTATTTCATCCCCTGCCATAGCTACAATGGTAGCTGCGCTGGCTGCCAGCCCATCTATTTTAACTATGATATCTGCTGAATTATCCTTGAGGAGCGAATATATTGCATTGGCAGCAAAAACATCACCACCACCAGAATTTATGCGGACCGTTATTTTTTCTTTTTCTCCCAGTGCTTTAAGGTCTTCTGCAAATTGTTTGGGTGTTACTTCATCGCCCCACCACGTTTGTTCAGATATTGGGCCATACAACAGCAGCTCTGCTTCTTCATCGGATTGGTTTATAAATTTCCAGAACTTACTCAACCTCCATCACACTCCTTTCTATCTCTTTCTGTATGATTTTGTTATTCAGATTTTGTATTTCACCAATACCCTCTCCTCCTCTAGCTTGCTGTATTAGTTCGTTTTCCTTAGTAATTTGCTCTATATTATCATCCCAATTTCCGCCATTAAGCTCTATAGTCTCTTTTTCTCTAGTAGAAAAGCCCTCTTCTACCCTCATCTTAGCTGCAGTAACTTCTTTAACTGGATCAATTTGCCCTGGTGCCGGGCCAATCCATTGAGCTTTTGACCAGGCTTTTCTTATTGCCGGGTCATTAAAAAAACCCGGAGCAATTATCCTGCCGCTGGCAACGGCTTCTGCAAGCCAGAGTTCATATACAGGCTGGCAAAAATCGTTAGCAAACCATGTTCTTCTCATTTTGAACGCCTTCCAGGCTTCCAGCAATGCTGCCCTGCTGGCAGAATAGGAAGCCATAAATGCTTTAATCAGCAGTTCATACGGTATCTCCAAAGCTGCACCAATCTGTTTGGCCATGGAATTTACAAATGGTTCAAATCCACTGGCTGGCCTTTTGGGGTCTGCTAAAACTACATCCTCACCGGTACCCAGTATGTTTATTGTACCAGCCCCCAGTTCATATGATGCGGGGTCAGAATCGACCTGGTCTTCTTCAGGAATAGCTTCCCCGAAGGGGATTTCATTTTTCGGTCCTTCCTGTTTAATAAATGCAGTAAAGAATGCCTGGACAACTGCAGCTGTAAGCTCAGCTTCCGTGTATCTGGTCACTTGTTTCAGGGCTTCTATGACTGGTGCCAAGTAGGGAACTCCCCTATATTGTTCACATCTCTCCGGTTCCATTAATTGTAATATATTAGGGTTACCTGTATTTTCACCAAAAGCTTTTATCCGTTTCCACTCTGTTTTAATACCTTTAATATTGCTACCGGGGTATTGATTGCTGATCCAGTAAGCTACAACTTCCCCTTTTTCCTTATCAACCTCCACACCGTTATATATTGGGTTACCGTTTTTACTGTTCATACCAATTGTGTTTGCTTGATTAGGGAAAAAGCTAACTGTATAACCAACATTAGGGGTTGAAACCCTATCTGCCTCGATTAAATGTAACCTCAAACTGTAAGGCATCCAGCTTTTGGGCTCATCATATTTTATAAGGGCAAAACTATCTCCGTTCATCAACCAGGAGATGAGAGCCAAAGCCTGTAATTCATAGAAATTATTTAACCTTAACGCATCAGACCATTTGGAATCTGCCCATAAAGCAAATTCCCTTTCGACATTCTTTTCCCAGGAATCTGCTTGTTCCCGGGTTAGCCCCAGGAATTTGTAATCCACTTTGGCCTTCAGTTTAAGACCCGCCCCTACTACATTGGTCCTGTTTGTGCCGATTGCTGAACGGGCTAAAGGGGCTGACATAAATAAATCCCGAGACCTCTGCCTTAAGGTGTTAAGATTAGGGTCAATATCTTCCTGGGGGCTTTTGCTCAGAGCGCTCCAGCCTTTTAAACTCTTTTTCACCTGGCTTGCCCCGCTCCGGTCATAGCCGGAATTATGTATCTGTTTAAATACTTCCAGTTTTGCACGGGCTACTTCCCGTCTTAATGCCTTTTCCGGACTAATAAATAATATTGCTTTGTCAATTATGTTCATAGTATCACTCCCTGTCCCTCCCTTCGCTTAATTAGAGGTCTCTTAATGTTATTCTGTAAGCCCTCCGCCTTCCTTGACCGTTTACCTGAGCTTCTAGTTCTTCGATCAAATTTTCAAGGTCACGAATAGCATTTTTTATTTCCCCTAAGTCTGCCCTAGTTAAACTCCTGCTGCCTATTTTATATTCCTGACCAGCTAAAACTGCTAATTCAGCTTCATAATAAGCATCTAACCTGGCTTTTGCCTTTTCCAAACGGTCTGAAACCGTCATTTTATCACCCGCTTTTAATCTAATTATTTGTTATATTTGAATACCTTTTCTAATCACTCCACGCCGTCTTTTTGGTGTTTTTGCCGTATCAGTTTCACTTTTTTTGCCGCTTTTAAGTCTTTTTTCGAGGGATTCAAAGTTTGGATTCAATATATTTAAAGCTGCAAGAGCATAATTCCGTATGTCTAAAGGTTCATTTCGCTGACTTTCATTTATTTTTTCCCACACCAATCTTATTTGACCATTCCTTTTTCTCCTAACAAGTTTTTCAGATATGAGCCCTTTAAAGTATTGCCGATCATATCCACGTTCTTCTTGCAAGGGGAAATGACAATATCCGTCTCCAGGCTGTTTTATTTTAAGTCTGGACATAATAGTTGACTTGCCGCTATCAACACCCAAAATAAACACCGCAGCATTTTCCTTTTTACTGCGGTATATCTTGTGAATCAATGGTATTCCAGGACCGCCTTTACCTTTGACAGCAAATATTCTTCTGTGTTCATTTGCTTTGCAAAAACGGTAAACTTCCGAGGTATAATGCCCTCCTGAGTCCACGCAGGTACAGGCCACTTTCAACCCCAGGCCATTTTTAAAGTAATAAACCTGGTCAAGTTTATCGGATAACAGCTGCCAGGTTGTCGGATCGTCCGGTCGGCCCATAATAAACCCGTATTCAATTCCCCAGGACTCCTGGCCTTTTCCCCAGCCAACAACTTCATATTCTAACCTGTCATCCTGAACGTCAACGCCTGCTGTAAGCAGCAAAACTCCGCCCGATAAATCCGCAGGATACTCTTCTCTACGTTCTAGCAAGAAATCCTCGCTCTCAATTTCTCCTTTTTCTTCCCATGTCTGGCCGAGAACTGTGTTCTTAAAAACTTTATATTGCTCAGGGTCTTTTTTTACTCTAAGCCATTCCTTTATAATTTCTTCCCAGGAAACCCAGGGGCTGACGAATGAATTGAGGTGAAAACTTCTAGCCCCTTTAACATTAGGGTTGTCTGCAATCCATTTGCCGGGCCGACCTTTCCATGTGAGCTCATTGAATTTTTCAAGGCAGTCAGGGCATTGAAAATTTACATCCCAAACTTTATAGTTACCTTTTTCATCCTTTTCATACTCAAATTTAATGCCATATAAATTTATGAATTGATATTTTCCGCAGTTTGGACACTTTAAACACCATTTTTCCTGGGTTCCCTGCTCATATTCATCCTCAATTCTAGATATCCCCTTGATTGTTGGAGTAGAAACATAAATTTTTTTCTTATTCCAGAAAGTTATGGTCCGTTTTTCAGCCAAGGCAAGTGGATCACCTTCAGAACCGGCGCTATCAGGATAACGGTCAATTTCATCAGCAAGTAATATTCTTATAGGCCTACTTGCAAGCCCCGCCGGGCTGTTTGCCCCACCTATGGCCAAAAATCCCCCGGGGAACACCTTCATAAGGATGGTGTTATTTGTATCCCGGGTTTTGCTATCGGCCACTTTATCCCGAATTACTTCGGTATCTCTAATCATTGGAGCAATTCTTCTTTTAGAAAAATCCTGAGCTGTCTCTATGGTCGGCTGTATTAACAGCATTGGGCATGGGTCGTTGTCAATAAAATAACCAATAACATTTAAAATAATTTCCGATTTCCCCACCTGTGATGAACTCATGACAACTATTTTTTCAACGTCAGGATCACTCACTGCATCCATTATTCCCCGCTGATATGGTGCCCGGTCAGTTCTCCATTGGCCTGGTTCGGCAGATGTTTCTGAGGATAGTTTTCTGTAGCGATCAGCCCACTCACTAATTGTTAGGCTCGGTGGTGGGGCAACCGCTTTCAGTATCTTCTGGAACAGATCGATCGTCTTCTTCTGCACCATCATCACCCTCTATGATATCTTCTCCAGCGAATAAAGCCGGATCATACTCTGATAGCTCGTTCAAAGCGTCTCGAAGCTCTCTATCTATCAAATCGCTTATTTTGCCGATGTTTTTCATGCCAATTAGCTGTGGTGCAAGTTTTGAAGGTATTGACAATATCCGGTTACGGAAGGTGACAAGCATATTTGTCATAATCAGTTCTACATCATCTGCTTCATGCAGTTTCCCTTCCATTTTTGCCAGTTTGAGTTCACTAATTCTCTTCTTAACTTCTTCATGTTCAGCCTTGACCTGGTTTAAATCTCTGCTTTCGCTGCCAAACTTAAATTCATAGTATTTTTCCGAAACATCTTTTAAGTCAAATTTCCCGTCTGGAAGTCTTTCTATAACTTCTGCTTTTACCAGCTGATAAACTCTTCTAGTAGTTAAATCTAGGAATTTTGCAACTACATCAACATCGCATTTAAAATCCATTCTAAATCCTCTCCTTATGAGCATCGAAGGAAATTTGATTTTTTTGCTGTAAACCTAGCCGAATTTTGGGCTCGTGAGCTTCCGCAACCTCTATATCTCTTGAAAGGACCCGCTTTGTTTGAAAAAAAGAAAGAGCCGGTTAGCCCCATAATTTTTTATAAAAAACTCTTGACATACGTATTAATACGTATTATAATATAATTGTTAGGAGGGGATAACAAATGAAACCAAAAGAATTAATAAAAAAGCTGAAAGCTGAAGGATGGTACATAGATAGAATACAAGGTTCACATTACATCCTAAAGCATCCCAGTAAACCCGGAAGACCAGTAATCCCCTACCACAATAAAGACCTAAAACCAGGAACTCTAAACAATATCCTCAAACAGGCAGGGTTGAAATAAGCCCTGCTAAGAGGGTATTTTAAAACATAGAAATGGAGGTATTAAAATGGCTAAATATGTTTATCCAGCTATTTTTCAAACCGAAGAGGTTGGCGGTTACTCTGTAACGTTTCCTGACCTTTTGGGTTGCTGCACAGAAGGAGATACTCTCGAACAGGCCATTGAAATGGCTAGAGACGCTTTAGGCCTTTATCTTTACTCTCTCGAAGAAGAAAAGGCTCCTATACCAACTCCTTCTAAACCCGAACAAATAAAAATAAAACCCGGTCAATTTGTTACTTTAATTGATATTGATATGATAGAATACCGCAAAAAACATGATAACCGTGCAGTTAAAAAAACACTTACTATACCAGCATGGTTAAATACTATAGCAGAAAACAACAACGTCAATTTCTCTCAAATATTACAAAATGCATTAAAAGAAAAACTTGGTATTCATGATAGGCCTTAATGGCCTTTTTTATTTTGGGCAAGAAAAAAGAGCCCGGTGGGCTCTAATCAATATAAATAAAATTGTGCTATGCATAAGTCATCTCTGTAAATACTATATGTAGCTCGTTTTTCGTCACTGCTGTTTTTTACTATTTTATCATTTTTGGTTATATAAAATCCTTCTAATTTTTCCCCGAAATTTAAGCTTTTACTTTTTTCCTGTGCTTTAACTCCATATAAATTATAACGTTGAGTTGTTACTTTATTACCATAATGATGAATTAGTGTAATTTGTATTTTACCAAATTTATTTATATCTGCAATTAGTTCTGTGATATTGCTTTCCATCTTTTCTCCCTCCCTTCCCCGTCCTATTTCGACGCTGGAAGGGGAAATCCTGCAATTGTCGAAAAATTATAAAAGCACCAGTCTTCTTAGTATCCCTTTACCATAGTTTACTCCCCTCAAGTTTGCAGAAAACTCGCATATTATTCGTCTGTTAAGTCAAGCTGCATCTGACGCGGTGCCTGTTTAAAATCGATTACTTCGAGAACTCTATATCCTTTGTTTAAATATGTATTTACGTCATGATCAAAAACTTGTGTTATCTCTAATTTAACAGTTAAAATATCTCCTTTCCCAAATCTAAACCCAAAAGAATCTATTTCTTTCCAAAATCGTTCATCAGTTATTTGTGCAGATATTTTATTCCCTTGATAGATAAACTCCCATTTTCTGTTTTTTTGAAATACAACTTTCAACACTGAAACATTGGTCTCAATAACTCTAACTTCCTCTTTTTCTTGTATCATTTCATTCTTTTGGGCCATTCCGACAAAATCTTCACTCGCTACATGAAAAGTATCTTGACCTTCCGCCTCTATAGTTAGGCCCTCTATTTCCGGTCTTTCTACTAATTTATCAAATAAACTTTCTACATGTTCATTTGCCTTTGCATTGCTTTTATAAAAGTTGTATACTTTGCTCGAGACTTTAATAGTGGAATTACCATGTGTTATTATTGTAATTCCATTATTATTGCTTTGTACACTTTCTGGTTTTTTGCCTTTCAAATGCTTTTTTATCTCTAAAACTCCTACAACACACCCTATAACTGTAGAAACTTTACCTATATTATTCCAATTAAAAAAGGATAATAGTCCTTGTTGTATTTCTGTGAATAAATTGAGCAATACATCAAAGCTGCCCTTCTCTGTAGCATCTATCGCTATCTGTATTTTTTGTCCAGGCATCACTTCCTCAGATGCTGCTCTTGTCAATTCAGCAAAATTCAATAGGGATAAAATTAAGGTGTCCAAATCCATTTGATGGTGTTGCCCTTCAAAGCGTATCTTTACTTTAACCCCATTAGACACCTCTTTCACCCCATTCAAATTATAAGTAAAATACACTTTATTATAGCTGTTTATAATTTCCTTTGATACTATTATACCGCATTTTCCTGCTTATAAGGGGAACTATAAAGGAAGTCTTTTGCAAGTGCTTCTTCTCCAAAAAGGCCTATTGCTACTTTCCTGACAGCTCTTCGTCTTAATTCCCTGCACCATTTCTCAGAATATCTCACTTCGTAAGCTATCTGACACCATTGCCATTCTTCATAATATCGCAGTTTTATAATTTTTTGTTCTATGTCATTCAGCGCATCTACAGCCCTATCTATGCGCTCTAATTTATTTTCTAATATCTTGATTCTCGTTTCAAGTATTCTTTTCTTTTCTGATACCTTGATAGCCTCATTTTCGGTAATTGAATGAAAAACAAATGTTTTCCCGGTAATCTCGTGGTCATAGTTAATAGCCGACATTCCAAGATATTCAATTTCTTCTATCTCTTGTTTCATATTTTCGATGCTGGCTTTCAGGCTGTTGTAGTTATATAAAAATTTCTCAGTTGCTTTGTAATAGTTCAATACAACGCTCCCTCCTTCTCCCCGCGAAGCAGCCCGCCCCGGCCTGGAAGCGGGCGCTCCTGCATAAGTCTTGCATAGAATTTGTTCTTACTAGAAATGTCAGCTGCTTGTAATACTTGTTCAGTAACATCTCTTATTCTTTCAGCTGCGATTTTTGCTGTTATTTTAAAATACATTGATACTTCAAAAAGTTTTAATCTTAAATAAATATTCGGTTCTGTCTCCTGGATATATTCACCAATTGCAATGATTCCTTCATAATGACTTCTTTGCAATCGAATATATTTCATATTATTCAGCACACCTTCTTCCCTTTTGCCTCCAGTATCTCCTGTACCGGTACATACAGCCGTGTCTTCCGAAGATACTTTTCATATAAATCACAAGTCCTCTCTCTCCGTCCCACCATTGCATTCAATACCATCCGCCATATCAGTTTTATTATGTCATCATTCACCGCCCAGCCTCCTTTGCAAGGATATCTTCTAAAGTAAAGGGCATGCGGAAGAAAACGGACCTTCACTGCCGAGCGTTTCAGGTTTGCATACTTCACACCCCGCTCACCTCCGGTCCAGCTTCATCCGGTCCAGTCTCATCTGTTTCTGTTTGCCCAGATGCTCCACATCTTCCACCGACTTGGCCAGGATATATTCAAACCCCGCCTTTTCTACCAGCTCCTGAAACTTCTTCTGCGCTTCACTCTGCCGGCCGCCGGGGCGTTTGACCTCGATGAATACTGCCCGGCCGTCTTTCAGGGCCTGCAGATCACTCATTCCTTTCATCGACCCCAGGCCCTGCAGGTGGTAGAGAACCGTCCAGCCATTCCAGCGAAGGTAGTCCTGGATTTGGCGTCGGATGCCGGATTCTTTGATTTTCTGGCGGTGAACGTTGTGACTTCCAAAAGATGTAATTGTCATGTTATTCAGCTCCTTTCTTTTTTCCCTTGAGCTATGGGCACATTTGGTCTATCCAATTGCCTGCGCCTAGTTTCTTGTTCTTGTTGTTCTTGGGTTTTGTAGACACATTCGCCGCTTTCTTTGGCACATTTGTCATATCCGTTTTGCAGTAGGGGCATATCCATTGCCCCTCTTCAGCCGCACTGTATGAGTTTTTGCCACATGCTGGGCATGTTTTCTTCACCATACTCGCCATGCACCTCCTTGATTTGTTTTAGAATTGCGTCAAGTTTCTTCCTTTTCGCCAGTAGGTCAACAACTGCTGTTTCCCTGAATTCAGGGTCTGCATATTCAAAATTTTGTTCCGCCTGCCGGAGCTCTTCTTGAGCACGCCAGAAGGCTTGGATGAGTATGTCAGTCTTTGTCACGAAAGACCCCTCCCTTTTTTGACTGTTCGATTAGGTTCAGAACGATACGAATACGTTCTCCTCCATTCTTGAAGAAATGCCGAAACATCAGGTTTTGCTTCGAGCGGAAGCATTTTTGCGTATTCCACCAGGTCATGCAGAAATTTTTTCATGATGGTGCATTTTTCAGGAGGGAGTGCTTTTTCCATCGGAATTCCAGCTTTATAGATCGATTTTCCCCCTATATTCGAGATATTCAAGGTCAGCCCTCTCCTCATACGCCAGTGGTATATCGTAGCTTTTGTCACCCCTAGCTTCTTCGCTATCTCCGTATCGCTGAAGCCCTGCTTGTACAGGGTCATGCGTAATTTTTCTTCCTCAACAGGAAGAATTGTTTGTCCTTTCTTCATTTTTGCTTCTGCGCCTCCTTTGTTTGTATCTTTTGTTTGTATCTTTTGTTTGCATCCTCCGTTTCCGCATCCGGTGGACATTTACACCGAATGTCCACGATGTGGAAAGTTTTCTTTCCACTTTGCGGATGTTTGCGGACGTTTACTTTCAATGTCCGCAAGTGCTTCAAACCCTTACGACACAAGGGTTAAAAGGCAATTGTCAACCTTTTTTTTTGCGGACTTGACAGAAAAAGTCCGCACCCCTCAAACCTAGTATTTACGGGCACTTCCGGGATCGCTGCGGACTTTGCGGACTTTTTTCCCGATCTTTATTATATAGAAAATTATATAGTTTACATAATATTTTCCCAAACTAGCCGGGGTACGGGAAAATGTCCGCAAAGTCCGCACCACTTTCTGAAACCCTTGCCACGTAAGGCTTTAAACCCTGCGGACTTTTTTAAAAAAGTCCGCAAAAAATCGAGAGAAAAAATGCTTTCTAATCCACATGCCGCAAGGGTTTTACGTTTTTGCGGACTTTTTTGCGGACTTTTTTTGATGTTCGAAAAGTGGGGGCTCAGCCCAAAAATACCCCTAAAAAATACCCTAAAGTGGGGGGAAGTGATAACGGAAAAAGTCCGCAATGTCCGCACTTGTATATACAGATTTTTTGAATATTTTTTCCAATTTAGCTTAAAGTTCGGGACATCTCGAACATTTCTTATAAAAATCAGAAAAAAGTTCGGTCATGCTCCGAATTTTTTTTGCTATAATTGGGTCGTAAACTTCGGAATGACACGAAGTTTACATAATATAATCTAAAAGCAAAACTCCTAACATCATCCGCAGCTGATTTTTTTAGAACAAACGTTCTATTTAAAACGGATGTTCGTCGCACTCAAGCATATATGCTTTAGTCCTGTTCCTGGCATCACCTACCGTTTCTACAACCCTGAATTTGCCGAAATACCTGCCGTTTATCCTGCTCAGCGCTCTTCCCAGCCTGGTTTTCTGCGACCGCTCGCCCTTATCGCCCAGTACGGGCATCAGCAAATCTTTCCTAATCGCCAGATCATACAATTCCGCGACTCCGACCGCCTGCACATGATATCGCTCCCACCAGGCAGAGATAAATTCCCTCCACATAAACGTCTCTTCATCAGCCTCAGCATATATCTCCTGAAGATTTTCCAGGAAACCGGGCATTTCAATAATGCTCAAAATACCTCCCATAACCTTTGCCCACGACTCAAACATCCCCAGAGTCTGCTTCCCCAGGGGCTTCCCTTCTGCGATCCAGGCCTGTATCAGCACCAGACATGCCCAGATCAGCTGCCCTCTGTTTTTCGCTGCCCATTCCCTTATGTTAGGGTGCTTGAAATCGGTCCGCATCCATGGGTCATCGCGTTTAGCATCCAGCTTAATCTTTACGATTCTTCGGGCCATCTCCCTGGAAGTCCTGACGGCGTTCCCCGTAGCCAGCCAGCAGCATTCTACCGGCAGCTGAATCATTCGAGTGGAACCCAGCAGTCTATCTTCCCAGACAGTAGACGTAATCGCCGCGGCCAGCTCCCCGGAATCCAGCTTGCGGTTGACATTGTCAATCAGCACAAACTGACTGCCCGTTGCCAGCTTCGCGGTAATGCGCTTGCGCCACTCATCGCCGTCGCGTCCCTCTGCCATAGCCGGGATAGGCCTGCCTAATGCCGGCATAGCGATCATGTCGGCCAGCAGGGACTTTCCCGTTCCGCTTCCGCTCTTGGCGTCAATGACGTGCAGCGGTGTCGGTCCGTCGATCATGGCCCGCACGAAGGGCTGAAGCATAGCGGCCAGGGCATATGCCATACTGCTCTCATCATCGAAAGGGAAGTCCACAAGCAGTTCATAAAACAGCAGCCTGTACGCCTCGACAAGGTCGTCCTTAGTCGGCTTTTCCGGTACTTCCGGAATATCACAAGTTTTGTGATACCAGGTTTCCGCCTTTTCGTGATATCCGGGCGAAGTAATCAGCGTCCCGTCTCTGCCGAATACCGGTGCCTGGACGATGCGCAGAAGCCTCGGCACGGGCGGAGATGCTTCGGCCAGCATCCCTTTCACGCATTCCGTTACTGGGAATGCTGACTTCTCCTGACCGTTTTTATCCATGCGGTACCAGTAGGCTACCTTATCCAGGGTGTTTTTCAGTGCCGCTTCGCTCATGATGTCCAGGATGGGGCCGTCTTTCTTATCGATTTTGACGCGGGTCAGCGCTCCGGAACGCACGAACACAAGCGGTTCTTTCTGCTGGCGGTATTTGTCCAGGGCCTCCCAGGATTTTTTCATCAGGAAGCCAAGATCCTGGATGCCCGCATTGATCGGGATGCGTTCAGGTTCAACACCCGCAGCTTTGGTAATACTATTCACTTCCTTAAACGCTTCCTGGCCGGATAAAACCTCCGGCTGATATCCGGCAGCGAGAATATCGTCAATACCTTTGCCGCGTTCCAACGGCCACGTTTCGAGTTCTACGTTAAATCCCTCCTTTTTCAACGCTTCGGCAGTCATTTTCAGCGCTCTGGCTACATGCTTATTATTCCTTGCATCCGCATCAAATGCCAGGCGCACCGTTTTTGCTCCCAATTCCTTTATGACCGGTAATGCCGGTCTCCACACCGATACCCCGGGGATTGCTATCGTCAAAATACAGTTTAAAGCGGTTGCAATATCAGCTTTAAGTTCGCCTTCCGTGAGGCGTATAACGTCAGAATTAACCTCTCTGGCCAGAGCAATATGCACAGGCGTACCGGGTCCTGGGCCGTCCCAGAGGGCATCATTCCTCCTGCGACTTGTGACATACAGATATTTGTTGCCACCTACCGGCTCGTCGGCGCGCACCTTAAGCGCCACGATACGATGACGGCTGTCGCGGACCGGAATGATAATGCCATTAGGACCGCTGATAGTCCAGTACTCTCCCTTTCTATTCGCCTTCTTGAATAGACCGGGCACCTTTGTGCACACCTCAGGTCCGAACTTATCGATGAGTTTTTTTGCTGTTTGTGATCGGTTTTTATTAAGGCTCTTATAGCCGCGAAAAGCAATTTCATCGTCGTTCAGACCCCGCTTGTGCAGGTTCTCCCGGTGGTTTTCACACAGGGTAAGCTCATCAAGAAGAGCCGTATAGACCCTGTGTAGAGTATCCGGATCAGCGCGCTCAGGTTCCGAGTCGTCTGAGCTCAAGACAGGCCTGAATGTTTCAGGATTGTCCGGTTCCTGATGCTGGAATGGCCTGCCGTCCAGGCGGTAAAGCCAATAATCGACGCCGGCGGCATCAATTTTGTGCAGCCCTTCGCCCGTATCAACGCGACGGCAGCAGCACCAGACACCGTCTTTGCTGATAGAACACCAGTCTGTCTTGCCGCATATTGGGCAGGGGTTCTGACGCGAGACATTTTTGAAACCGCTGTTAGACATAAAACAACCCCCCGTAATTTAGCCTGATTGTTCTCTTCTTTGATCTGCAAAATTTAACTTAACCTGATTATTCTCTCCCTGTTTGAATATCTGTGTACAACGTGCAGCTCGCCCTGATGTATCAAATTTTTGCAGATGAGCCAGTTGTCGGGATTGAGCCGCCGCTTTGCGAGTATTTCTTTCTGCCTGCGGGTGGGATTCTTGCCTTTCATATGCTCACCTCTTTTATGTTTTTCCGTCCGTTCGAACATTCTGAACAAGCGCAAAGTCAGTTATAATCGGCATATATGCATTTCGTGTATAGCTTAATTCTTGCTTTGTTCGAACGCTGTTCAAACAACCACCGGTTGGGCAGCCAGCCCGGGGCATATCTAAAGCGCCCGGGCTATGCTGGTTTTATTGTTTTCTGTGCTTCCGCGGATCCGTTCCGCCAGCAGCGAGAATCGTTCCTCGATTACGTTGTTGCGCACCGCCTGCTTGACCGATCTTTCTTCAGCCACCAGCACCAGGCGACGCTTCGCCCTGGTCATACCGGTATAAAGGAGATTCCTCTGCAGCATCATATAATGCTGCTGCACCAGGGGCATAATCACAATCGGAAACTCGCTCCCCTGGCTCTTGTGTATCGTCGAAGCATATGCCAGGGTCAGAATTTCCAGGTCTTCCGGCGCGAAGTCAACGGAAAAGTCGCCGAAATCCACGGTCAGGCGGTTTTTTTGGATATCGGTAACAATGCCCAGATCACCGTTGAAGACCCCCAGACCGTAGTGGTTTTTGATTACCATTACCTTGTCCCCAAGCCTGAACCCACACAGCTCCGGCCTGTTTTCCGCTGCCGGGTTCACCAGCTCCCGGATCCGCTCGTTGAGATTGTTTACTCCTGCGCTTCCTCGCCGCATCGGAGCCAGCACTGCCCAGTCAAGCGGACCGTAACCGTCAGCCATAATGCCGGCCACAAGCTTCAGCACGACATCCACCGCCTGGTCGGCGTCTTCCACGGGGACATACTCGAAATCTCCTTCGTTCCGGAGAACGGGCATCTCCCCGCGGCAGACCATATTGGCAAACTCGGCGATCTTGCTCCCACCCGCCTGGCGGTAGTTGAACAGGAGACGAGTTGTCGGCACTTTGCCGCTGGCGATAATGTCACGGAGCACAGAACCGGGGCCCACAGACGGCAGCTGGTCTACATCGCCCACCAGGACAACCTGGAGTTCTTCCGCAGCGGAAAATAGTGCGGCCGCCAGCTCAATGTCCATCATGCTGACTTCATCCACAATAAGCAGTCCGGGCCCAGGGAGCGGGTTGCCATAGCCATATTCAAATCCGCCGGCTTCCGGATGATAGTGTAGCAGCCGGTGGATTGTTTTTGCCTTGTATCCCGTAGCTTCGCCCAGGCGCTTGGCGGCACGGCCGGTTGGAGCACAAAGATATATTTCATGCCTTGGATTTTGCGTGTAATAAGCCTCCACAATGGCCCGGGTGATCTCCGATTTGCCTGTCCCGGGGCCACCGGTAATAACGGAAATACTGCATTCCAGTGCCGCCTGAATTGCTTTCTTCTGCTCAGGAGCATATTCGATAGAGTATTTCTGTTCCAGTAGCGCAATCATCTCATCCAGCCCGGCAGCTTCCTTCTTCTCCCGTTCCGCCAGCCTCCGCACCGCCGCGGCCACGATTTTTTCTGCATGATACAGCTCGGCAGCATAAATATAATCTCCTTCCCTGATACAGTGCCCCTCGTCAATGAGTTTTTGGTTTGCTTTAGCAATATCGGGAATTTCTACGCCGGAAGCTTCAAGAAGCCCTTTACGCCCGATGAGCCGGGAAACTATATCGGAAGGCTTCAGGTAGACATGGCCCTCGTTGCCGGCCTCACGGAGCAGGAAATTGATAGCAGCCTCAATACGGAAAGGCGAATTCGGAGCAATACCTACGGCCTGGGCAATGGCGTCGGCCTTGATGAAACCGATGCCGAAGAGATCGTCTGCCAAAATGTAGGGGTTTTCTTTGACGACGCGCACCGCATCTTGACCGTATTTGGCCATGATTTTGGCCACGGTCCCCATGCCGATGCCGGACCCGGGGCGGCAGAGCATCCCGGCCAGCTCCGCCTGGACGGAGTTTTTGGAGAGGTCAAAAACGATTTCGTCTTTTTGGGTTTCGTCCAGGAAAGAAAGATCGGGATGATCCAAAATAGACGGGTTTTCTTTTATGCGCTCCAAGGCATCTTCGCCCAAGGTCTCGACGATTCTCTCGGCTTTTTTGATGCCGACACCGTACGTGATATTGGACAAGTACCGGGCAACGCCGGCTTTGCCGGAGGGCAGAATTAATTCAGCCTGGGAGAACTTGAACTGCTTGCCAAAGCGTGGATGATTCACCCAGGAGCCCATAAACCTGTATTCGTCACCTTCACGGATGGTAGACATGTAACCGGTGACTTTGATATCTTCTGTTTCATTAGGAACGGAAATAATCAAAACACAATATCCGTTTTCTGCATTGTAGAATATGCGCCTGGTGACAATGCCCCGGAGAGCAATGAGTTCTTTTTGGGCTTCGGGCCTTTTGGTTTTCTTTTTACGCTTTGTTGTGGTCGTCATTCTAATACCCCCAATACCTCTTTGGCAACATCTTTCATATATTCGGTTTCTTCTTTATGCCGGTTAGCTTTGCATATATCACAAAACATATTTCCATATCTTACGGCGCCGCATTTAGGGCAAACCGGATGAGAATGCTTCGTAATTTTCAGGCATGTCAGAAAAGGACAGGGGCCATCAAATAAGGTTTTATTGGTAGTCATTACGCTGCACCTACTCCCAGCGCTTCTCTCGCTTTGCCAATTCGCCGCAATGCCTCCTGCTTCACTTCTTCAGGCAGATTTTCACGGGCCGCGATATCCTCCACGATTTCCCGGATCTCAAGGAACTTGCTTTCACCTTCACTGGCCAGCAGGTTCAAAAACTTTTCCAGCCGTTCATTGCGCTCTGCCTCGGCTTCGAGGTGCGCCCGGGAAAGAACTTCATGTCCGGGGACTGCGCTTTTGAGAGGGATGAATCTGGCATCTGCTTTATTATTTTCCACAGTTAAAAGCGCAACCTGGATAGTCCGTTCAATTTCTTCGGGGTGAGCCGACAGCCGGCACAGGGCTCCAGGATTGATGAATAATACTCCATCTTCGCGACGAAGAAGGTAATAACTGCCCAACCCTGTATGAAGATGACCTGATATGATGACATTTGCTGTTGTTTTGACCTGGGAGACAAGAGTATGCCGCATCTCGAAGCCCGGAGAATGGTCCATAAGCATGGAGTGGACAACATGGATAGAGAAACAGCCTTCTTTTTTGCGGGATGGAATAAATTGATGTCGGCCTAACTCTGTATCTGTTTCTATATTAAAACCGTGACCGGTAATTAAAACATTGTTTTTTTCGTACGGTTCGTCGTTCAGATCCTGGATTATCCCCAGCCTTGCCAGGAAGCCAAATGGCGTCCTGTATTTGCTCCCTGGATTTCCTGCATAGATATCATGGTTGCCGTTAATCGTTAAAAATGGATAAGGCGCGCCCTGCAGGATTTCCGCCAGTTCTGCCACCGTACTCCAGCCCGTTGCCGGGCTATCCAGGAGATCGCCGGGACAAATAATTGCTGATACTTTGTGCTGTGCGGCCAGGGCAAAAACTTCATGCAATTTCCGAGAGATAGCTTCCATGTAGTTATCGAGCCTGGCACGAGGGTTAACCCCGCGGAAATGAACATCCCCTATAACTAAAAATTTCATATCTGTTCCACCTCCGATACCCCGTTTTGTTGTTCTACTCTGTAACTTATGTCCGCCACTTCAGCCAGATTCGGATCATGCGTTATTAAAATTATCTGTCTGCCCGTCTTCTGGGCATACTGCTTCAAGAACGCTGCTACATTCGGGGCGTAATTTCGGCTCACGTGTTTCCCAACTTCATCGAGCAGCACCGGTCCGGCAGGCTTTGGCCTGGCCAGCTCCAGCAGCGCCAAACGCAGGGCCAAACTCACGATATCACTCACCCCGCCGCCACGGGCATCTTCCGGATTGCCGGATACGGTGGAGATATCCTCGCCAGTGCTATAATAAGAAACCACGTTCCAGCTTGCTGCAGGCTGGTTATTTATTGTTCGCATTTCAATCTGAAATGCTATATCGTCGCGCTCGAATACAGCCTGGAGTGCGGCGGTAACGGTCTCTTCTATGCGGGCTTTGAGCTGCGCCCTGGCGAATTCAGATACCTTACCGAAAAGGACTTGTACTTGCTGCCAGAGCTCAATATCTTTTTTGGCCTGGATAAGGGCTTCTTGTTTTTCGGATTTCTGGCGCTCCAGCATTTCTTTCTGCCCCAGGGCCTGGTTGTAACGGGAGCGTAGATCGGAAAGGGAAAATTCTATATGGGAAAGGGTTGTGGTGATCATCCTTTTAACAGCTCCTCCGCCTGCTTCAGGCTTTCCTCAATCTCCTGTTCCAACCGCTCAATTTCATTGTCCACCGTCTCCGGCGTTACGCCCAGTTCTGCCATTTGCGCCACAATATCATCTCTCTGCTTGGTGTAATTCTGGAGATTAGTTTCAGCCCTGGTCTTTTCAATTTTGCCCTGCTCGATTTGGGTTTTTAAATTATTTAATCTGGCGGTAATATCTGTCATAGCTATACAGCCTCCTTAATTTTTTGATAATTAATAGCCTGGCCGCACAACGGACATATACCGGCAGCGGCCAACTCGTCCTGATATGCCCCCTGCAGCTCCGCCACCCGATTTTCCCACACGACGACTTTTGCCCGGGCATCTTCAATTAAGCCTGATAAGCTCGTATATTTATCATGAAGAACGACAAGCTTTTCCCAGCGACGGCGCTTCTCCGCGGCAGCCTGCAAAAACTTTTCCGCTTCTGCCACCTGCTGTAGGGTTTCAACTTTAATCTGTTCTTGGGCAATAAGCATCCCTGCGCTTCCATAGGACCGTGCCAGCCTGAGAAGAATATCACGCTGTGTGATTTTCTCCCGCACGGCAGCCGCTATTTCTCCAGCTTGGTCAATGCCTTGAAGACGATTTAATATGTCCTGGTTTTTTTGAATCGCTTCCTGCACGGCCAGATAGCCATTTTTCAAACTACGCAACTGTTCCGCTCTCTCTATGCCCTTCAGTGTTACCTGGAACTTTTCTTCCGCTTCCTGCAGGCTGGCGTATTTTGCAACAATCTTTTCACACGCCCAAATGCTTTGCTGATACGTCCAGTAATTGTTTACCAGCTTCACCAGCGTTTCTTTGCTGCGCTGGTTTTCCGCTATGTCCGTCGCAAGCTCTTCCCCTTGCTCCAGGTTACGCCAGCGATAAAGTACGGCATGGCAACCTGTAATCTTCTCATCCGCTTCGGCCAGCCGCTCTTTTAACTCCACCAATGCCACCCGCCGCTCCTGCGCCGCCTTAATCTTCGCCACAATACTTTCCAGCGCCTCAATCTTCATCTTCGCCGCCGGCAACCAATCATATTCCTGGAGTTTTTCTTCCAACTCCGCTACTTCGCCGGTAAGTCGCTTTTCGTCCTGGTGGCGTCTATACAGGTCCGTTCCCAACTGTTTAGCTGCATAATCTATCTCTTCCGTCCCCGCCAGCTTGCCAAGGACTTTGGCTCTGGCACCGGCAGAAATGGAACTACCCAGAAACGGTCCGGCAAGCTGCTCGGCCAGGTTGAGATTCAGTTCCAGGTCGCCGATTTTTACGGGGCGAACGCCGGTAATCTCCTGCACCTCCAGGGGCACGGAATTGCCGAAACCTTCAAATACCTGCGGCCCATCGCTGCCTGGAGCAACAATCTTATACCTATTTGTGGCCCTTGTCCGCTCCCGCATCACCGTATGGCCGCTTTCAAGCTCCACAGTTACCCGGGCAAAAGACGCGCCAACACGGATAAAGTCCGTCCCCTGGGGTTCATTGAACAGCAGCCAGCGTAGGGCTCGAAGCACGACCGTTTTCCCTGCGTCGCTGGGGCCGGTAATGACGGTTAGCTGGCCATCAGGTGCCGGTGTAATTGTAGTTTTCACATGCGATTGGAAATTTTCGATGATAAGCTTTCTGATGGGGTTCAAGTGCAAAACCTCCTTCCTAAATAGGGTTCAATCTTCCAAAAAGACCTCCCGGTCGGGAGCCGGGGGGAAGCTGCCCGACCAGGGAGTGGGGGAAACTAGAATGGTTCTTTGTCTTCTTCGTAATAATCTTCTGCGGTGATGCCTTCTTTCTTGGCTGCCTGGACAACCGCTTCTCTGAGCTTGATAAGCCTCGGGATTTCATTGAACGGCGTATCGCCGATTACTTCCGGCTGTGCCAGGGCAGAGAATTTATAACCGTGCCGTTCTGCCGTTTCCAGCCCGAGCCGTACTTTCTTTTGGATCGGCGCTTTCCTCTTCTGAGCCAAAGCTGTCACAAAAGCGTCAAATTGACCGAGTGAAGTAGGCGGCAGGCTGATACGGCTGGGGATGATTTCACCGTCTTGCAGAATATAAATCCAGCGCATTTCTTTACAAGCTTTGCCGCGTCCGTCTTTACCTGTTCCCCAGGCATTATGCGGGCAGCCTATGCAGGATCTGGTATTGCCATTTTCATCGGTGCCCATTTTCCCATCTAGTGAGCTGCACGTGGGCACCTGCTGTCCTTCCATTTCCCAGTATCCCCGGGCCTTGTGGTGGAATACGATGACGCCTTCGATGGTTTTCTGCGTACTTCCATCTGGAAGTAGAAACGCCTGGCTTTCCCGCGATATTTTTATCCGCGGTGGCCTGGGGTCGATGTTTTCCAGGGCCGTCTGCACCTCGCTTTGAAGCAGTTCCTGGAGCTGCTTTTCGTCTACCTCAACTAATTCTTGGCCGGTTGAAAACAAATCACTTTGAGTAATTGACATAATTTTTCATCCTCCTTTTAAAATTTTTAATAAGGTTGCCTTTCTTCACCGTTCCCGCCGCCGTTTACGTTATCGCTGGCCAAAAGTGCCAGCTCCCGGGCGGTGAGGTCTACGACGTATCGATATGCCCTAAATTCGTCCTGCAGCCGTTCTAGATCGAACTGCAGGGTATTGACCAAGGCTTCTATTTCCTGTACCAGTCTGTCAGCTTCCTGATACTCTATGCTGGTCTTTTTCCGGTTCACCAATTCTGCGGCCCTGGCCTCGGCGTTGCTGTAGGCCGGCTTGCCAGTATTAGGGTTCTTTTCGGCCGCAATCATAGACACCAGCAAAGCTTCTGCTTCGATTCTGGCATTCTGAGCTTCAGTCAGCTGTTGACGTGCTCGAAACAGGTCTTCTTTCCTACGGTGTATTAGTGCCGGATATTCCAGCAGCTTTGCTTTCAGCGTGCTGGTCTCAAGATCAGCCAGAATAGTCTCGGCTGTACGCATTATTCATGCCTCCTTTTTTCTTTTTGGTTTCCAAGCCACCCCGCCGCCAAGCCGTTTCCCCGTCCGGCGCCTACCGACCATCTCGGCTTTCTACCCACCGTTGCGAACGGGGTAGCCTTTGGTTTTGTCTATTTTAGAAAAGCTCTCAGAGTTCCATACAGTATCCCCATGAGTGCCAATAAAACTACAGTCAGCCCTATACTCATCCATACCTCTGCCGTTTTGGCTTGAATATATCCTGTCCCGGCTTTGGCCAGGTCCTTCAGCTCTTTTTCCATGCTTCAGACCTCCTCCTCGTCTTTGAACTCAATCTTTCTGAACCCGGTAAAACAGTTCGAACATATATATGTTACGAAGTCATATCTACAATACTCCCGGATATACAGAATCCGGCACGATTCATATATCCGGAGCCCGCAGCCCGGGCAGGTATCAGTGTAGAGCTGAATTTCTTTCTCGAGAAAATTTCTCACTTCAGGGAATCTTGTTTCTGCCTTGGCCCTTTCGAACCAGCTGTAGATTTCGTTTTTGGTCATCCCCTTCACGTTTCTCACTCTCCCTTGATTTCCCTCATTGCGTGTGATACAATGAGGGTAGCGAGTTTATTTTGCGCCTGAAAGGGCGTCTTTTTTTGTGTCCACGTATCCTTTGTTTTTGCATTTTTCATTGTGTTTTTTGATTAATTTTCCTATATTTAGGAATCTCCAGAGCTGTAACTTCAAAGTTTCTATAACATGTTCAAGGTCAAGCAATTCAAGCGTTGCTTTCTCAAGTTTGGCCTTTTCCTCTAGGTTAAGGTCACTTTCCCCGTTCTTGTTTAGTACGGTAACCATCAGCTCGTTTAATAAAGCATCAACTTCCTGCTTTTCGTCAATGAATTTAGTCAATATCGCTACGGGGGAAAGGTCTACATTATTCAAAACTTCGTAGCTATATTTTTGCCCTATTGGGCACTCATACCGACAGTATGCCGCCGTCAATTGTGATGCCCTATATGTTTCTGCCATTTTCAACGCTACTTCCGGCGGGGGAACTGTTTCCCCTGATTCATATTTCGCAAGCGTCCTTGGTGCAACATGTAGCCGAAAAGCTGCCTCTTCTCGGGTCAATCCTGCTCTTTTTCGTGCATCACGATACATTGTTTCCCTCCTTTCACGGGTGTATAATGGAATCGGTAAAGGGTATCAAAGCTCCACTCTACAAACCCCCTCCTCTCAGAGAGATATTTCCGAAATTCCTCCATCTTCCCTGCAAAGCTCTCAATCCCCATTCGCCCGTCTCCCCGGGCATATTTTTTCATTCTTCCGTCAGCTCCTTTTCGATTTTTTTCAAAATTGAGTCGCATGTTTTCAACTGCTGTTTTGCAATTTCAAGTGCGGTCTTTGCGGTTTGGGAATCTGTGAAAATATCAATGTCTTCTAGCTCTTCTTTTCGTGCTCTTTGGACTATCCTCCGCAAGAAAATCAATTCTTCTGCAGATAGCTTCACTTTCTCATCCCCCCTCCCAGCAATCCAAAAACCCCTCTCCCTCTGAATCTCTCCTTCCGCTCATTGTGCCACTTCCGCCACTTGGCCTCGGGCAGAAGCACATACTTCTCGCACTCGTGCATGCGGCACAACTTGTAGCCCTGCATGCTGCAGAGGCCGTAACTGTAATTCTGGCAGGCTACGCGCTTGGCGTCGCCCTGAAACTGTATGTTCATGAGCTCACCTCCGTCGTTTTTAATTTAGGTTGTCTTTTGCATGTTCTCAAGTATTCCAAAAACGAATCCCTATTCACCCTAGGCTGCTTCCCCACCCAGTGCACCCCGACACCTCTCTTTTCTGCCTTGCGAATGATTTTCATCGCCCAGGGCCGGGAGCACCGGCAGAGATTCATTACGTCTTGGGTTTTGAGCACATACGGTAGCTGCTCTGGTTCGTATATTGGTTGGTTCATCATCCCTCACCCCCTTTATGCTGTTTGCTCATATGCATCCGCATAGTGCCTGTGTGACCATTCTGTGACTTTATGTCCGCCACCAAGAAAAACCTCAACTACGATCACGCCTTTATAATAACCCGGTCTATAGTCTTTGGCGTTGAAAGCCTGCAGTATAGCGTCAACCTCATCATTGGCGATTATCTCATGCATCTCGTTCAACTGCACCCCGTCTTTTCTTGCCTCACTTGGCACAAACACACGGAAAAATCTTTTCCCTGCAAATGTTTTCATCATCCCTCACCCCCTCAGGCTGTTTGGTTATGGCTGCTAATCAAATCTTCTAATTCAACCTCAAGAGCTTTTGCTATTTTCGTTAATACCTTTAAAGTTGGTGATTTCTGTCCGGATTCAATATAATGGACAGCTGCTTGTGAAATATTTGCTTTTTTTGCAAGTTCAGCTTGTGACATTTTTTTTGCTTCCCTTAATTTTTTAATACTGTTCATACTTATCACCCTTTCGATAATATAATATCACTATTTTGATTATCTGTCAATAACTATTTTGATTGTTTTTGTGATAAAATCACTATAGTGTTAATCTTTTGGGTGGTGAATTCATTGGATGTTGGAAAGCGCATCAAAACTTTACGTGAAAATTTTGGGTTGAGTCAAAACGAGTTAGCCAAAAGGGCTAAAATTGCTCAATCTAGTCTTAGTTATATTGAAGCCGGCAATAAAAGCCCAAGTATTGAAACCATAATGTTTATATGTGAAGGCTTAGGTATAACTCTCAAAGAATTTTTTGATTTAGATAACACAAACGATAAAACTTTATCACCTGAACTTCGCCAGCTACTTAATACGGCCAAATCTCTCACTTCAGAACAGCTTAGACAATTGAATGAATTCTTGAAAGTTTTAAAATGAATTGAATCAGTGGTTACGAAGGAAGGGGTTTGTCTTGACCATAATAGCTACTATTTACGTGTCGGAAGGTATTGTTATGGCTGCTGACAGTTCACGTATTACTACAAAACCAAGTAAAGATAATTTAGGAAATACTATTCATGAAATCTTCGTTTCTTCTTACAACTCACAAAAAATATTTTTATTTGATGGCTTTAACATTGGTATTTCTTCATTTGGCATAGCTTTACCAAATGGCAAATTGCTTCCATTCACATTAGAAAAATTTAAGAATGAATATTTGCATAAAGGTGATGATATAAACATTATTGCCCAGAAACTTTATGACTTTATAAACAAAGAAGTTAGTAAATATTCGCTGGCTTTCCATTTAGCAGGATATAGCAATAACGAGCCATTTGTATACATTATTGACCCCTCTAGAAAAAAATTAGATATTGTAAATCATAACGATAACTCCGTTATTTACGGTATGGCATGGGGAGGTCAACCAGATACAATGAGTAGACTAATTTCAAACCGTAACGATATTCAGTACGATATAATGTCAATAGTAGATGCTATCGAATTCGTTAAATTTTGTTTAGAAACAACTATTAAACTTGATAAATTTTTATATAAGCCAGTAAGTTGTGGTGGTCCTATAGATATTCTTTTGATTACTCCTAAAGAAATTAAATGGGTTCAACATAAACTTTACTGTCCGGCCCATTATATGATTTAAAATGTTTATGACTCGTATTTAAAATTTGTTCCGTATTGATTACCTTCTCCAGTTCAGCCACTCTCTTCTCTAATTCCTCTATCCGCTGTTCCAGTGTCCTTTCCATCCCTCTCCCTCCCTTCATGCTGTTTGGTTTTTGTTTTTGTGGTCGTTTTCTACGACCACATCAGATAAAAAAATATGCGGTTTTACATTCAACGCAGATGCTATTTTCTGTAAGCTTTCTATTGAAGGATTACACCGATAATTTTCAATGTCACTAATAAAGCTGTGTGACAAACCAGAAAGTTCTGCGAGTTTTCTTAAGGAAAATCCTCGTTGTTTTCTTAATCTCTTTAATGTGTTCCCGATCATGTTTTATGCCTCCTTTCAATTATTATTGTATGTTATATACGACCACTTGTAAAACTTTTTGTTCGCTTATTACGACCGATTATATTTCTTTATTTATTGCATCCTAGCTTTTTCTCGTTCATTCTTAATTTTTTGTTCGTTATTTACATACATAAATCAGATATACAACTACCTTATAAAATTATATAATATAACTGTATGGTATAAGCGAACGGAGGTTAAAAATGAACTTAGGAGAAAGATTAAAACAATTAAGATTGAAAAAAAAATTATCTCTTAGAGAATTAGGAAATTTAGCGCATATTTCCCATTCATTTATTGCTGATATCGAATCGGGAAGAAGTAATCCATCATTAGCCACTCTTGAAATTCTTGCCAGGGTATTAGGAACAACAACAAGCTACCTTTTAGGGGAAGAATCCGACATCGACCCCCCCACCATCGACGACGAGATCATGGCCATCATGCGGGAGCTTGGACCGGATGTGACGATTATGTTTTATGACTTGAAGGGGATGAGTCAGGAAGAAAAAGAATCCCTGAAGATATTCCTCCAGGGATTGCTGGCAAGAAGAAAACAGAAGTAAAAGATTGGTGCGGGGGTCATAAGATTGTGTTATAATAAAGGCAAAGAAAGGGGTTGTTTTCAATGAAAAAAAATAATATACTCCATCCTTTGTCTTTTATTAAAAGAAATCTTATGGATATAAACTCTGCTGAACAGGAACAAAAGTTAAGAGAAAAAGAATTCCGCAAGGAGTGGGCTAAATGGGGGAAACCGAAAAAAGAACAGGTATAGTTGATTTTTTATATCGTGATTTGTCAAGAATAGATTCGATATTTGCTCAATTATATCAGGGGGCTATTCGCGAAATAGCTACAATTGAAAATATATCCAAATCAACTTCGAAATCTGTAAAACTCGATGCACAAATTGCTGCAGGAGAACGCAGCAGCAAAAATACTGAATCTGATACTATTGAAAAGCGAATTGAACCACATGATCAACGCATTGTTGATATATTAAATATACTCAACCTTTCTCCATATGAAGATAGTCTTTCCAGGCTACTTAACGGTCAGATAGTCTTATTAAAAGGCAATTTAATTATAAGAAACTATCAATCTCTTTTTAATATCCTTCCTATGCTCCCCGAAATAATGACCTATAACCCTAACACAAGTTCTAAAGAAAAGAAAAAAATAAAAAGTGAAATCAAACCCATAGTAGAATTGCTTAAACTAATACCTTTTGGTTTAGAGATAGAAATAAAAACCGAAAATGAAGAATCAGTTATAGGCCCTATAAAAGAAGAATACCTAGAAGACAATCACAATGACTTGCTAAGAATTTACGGCAATCACATTCCGGGCAAATGGTATGTATTAGGCATTTTTTCATCATCGGAATTGACAGAAAAACAAATATCACTTGCTTCAAACATGAGGGATTCCTTAGATGAATTTGGCCAAGCAATTCGAGAAATATATAGCTCTGGGAACTATGCAATAACTCCTATTCTTATATTTAGGGAGCTTATGTATTGAATAAGTTTTCTAAATACTTCCGAAATTGATCCTTCAAAAAAAATCAAAAAGACAAGAGTTCAAACTACTCTTTCAAAGTCTTCGGCTTATCGTTCTCAGATAGATCGGAAATAATCGATAGAGCATCATTATCTTCCAAATGCAAAATAATTTTTGCACCAGTCTTTATTCTGGTCAGGCTAAGAATATTATCAATATGACCTAAACCCCATTGCTCATAACAATGAGGACACCTATGGGTTACTCCCGCACCTTTTTTGAAAGACCATATAAAGTCTTTACCGCATACGCATGTTATTTTAACCACATCACTCCATGTGTTTATTTCAAAATGTTCATGGTAATATGCATACATTAGAAATCACCTCTATCAATATTATCTCAAATATTAGTTAGAAAGTAAAAATATTTTACCCTATTAAGAAAGGAATGCCTTATTATGAATGAAAATTTTCTTAATGAAATATTAAATGAAATCAAACACATTAAAGAGCAGACAAAAGAAAATTCGAAATACATAGAAGCCTTACTGCATCGGGTTGAAGAGGATTCGGCCCAAATTACATCTGTATCGGAAAATATCAATTACATCCAGGGCGATATACAGCATATCAAGAAGGATATAAAACGACTGGCAGATATACAAGCCCGGCAGGAAAAAATACTTGAACGGTTAGCTCTTAGGTCTATTGAGCAAGAAGCAGATATTGAAGAACTTCGCAAAATTAGATAATGCTGATAACGAGAACCTGAAGATATTTTTGCAGGGGTTGAAGGCGAGGAGGAAGGAGAAAAAGAAGGAGTAAAAACGCAGAATTCGTGTTATAATTAAGGTAAAAAATGTAGGAGGGTTTGAAATGGGTAAAGCTCTGCCTGTGCCCTTTATGCTCAGGTGGGCCAGAGAATCCATTAATTATTCTATAGAGGATGTTGCCAAAAAGCTTAAAAAGTCTCCCCAAGAAATAAAAGATTGGGAAACTGGAAAGGCGCACCCTACTTATAAGCAATTGGAAAAGCTTGCTAATATCTATAGGCGACCTGTTGCTGTTTTTTACTTTCCAGAACCTCCGCTTGAAGAAAAACCAAAAGAACAATTTAGAACATTACCAAACTTTATACTTGAGACTTTTTCACCGGCAGTTGTTAAGTTAATTCGTAAAGCTCAAGTTATGCGCGAAAATTTAATAGAATTGTGCGATGGAAGAAATCCAGCTCCAAAAAACATCATTAAGGACATGAGATTAGAATTAGATTCTCCGTTACCTAACGTAGCTAAAAAGATCCGTTCGTATCTGGGAATTACCATTGAAGAACAAACTCAATGGAACAATCCAGTAGAAGCTTTTGCTAAATGGAGAGAAACAATTGAAGAATGTGGTATATTTATATTTAAAGATGCTTTCAGAAATGATCTGATTTCTGGATTTTGCTTGTACGATGAGAAGTTTCCATTAATCTATGTAAATAACTCGATGTCAGAAACAAGGCAAATTTTCACTTTATTCCACGAAATTGCTCATCTGTTGTTCTTTACAGGTGGAATTGACTATATTAATGACACCTATTTAACGGATATTGAAGGAAAAGAAAAGGAAATTGAAATCTTCTGCAATGCATTTGCAGGTGAATTTCTTGTTCCAGATTATGATTTCGAGAAGCACCTTGTTGAATTCAGAAAAGATAATATTATTTCGTATGTACCGGAATTAGCCCAACATTACCTAGTTAGCCGCGAAGTTATTTTAAGAAAATTGTTAGATAAGAACCTAATATCTAATAATAAATATAATCAATTGGTTCAGGAATGGAATAGAGACTTTAAAAAAGAGCGTCAACAATCATCGGGGGGTAATTACTATAACAATATTGCAACCTATTTAGGATCTAAATATCTTGCACTTACTTTTGAAAAGTATTACCGTAATCAAATATCTATCTCTGAATTAGGCGAGTATTTAGGAGTAAAGAAAATTGATGGCATCCATCGGCTTGAAATTGCTTTAGGTAGGTAAGTAAAATGAAGTATGTTTTTGACACAAATGTACTAATACAGTGGTTTAATTCTTATTATCCGTCAGTCTTCACTTCTTTGTGGGACAAGTTTAACTCGCTAGTGACTACACGTTCTGTAATATCTGTACGTGAGGCATACCATGAAATAATGTCATCTCCTAATCCTGAAGAAGCCGCTTTACAACAATGGACTAGAAACAATCTTAATTTTTTTGAAGAACCAACTGAGGAGGAGCAACTGTGGGTAAGAAAGATTTTTGAGACGCAACATTTTCGATATTTGATCTCAAAGCAAACACTTTTAGCGGGTAGACCATGTGCTGACCCCTTCATTATCGCGAAAGCTAAAGTAATTAATGGTTCAGTGGTAACTTTAGAGAAGATTAAGCCTAATGCTGCAAAGATACCTAATATCTGCAAAACCCTAAATATTGAGTGCATTGACCTGGAAACATTTATGAAACGCCAGTGCTGGCAATTCTAAAAAAAACTCCATCAAATCTGGAGGCTCCCTATGCATCTTCTTATGGCCAAAAAAGCCAATCAAATTTTACAAAAATACCATGTTAAAGATTTTCCGATACCGACAGACATTATAGAGCAAATCATACATAGTGAGGGAATAAACATCGAAATAACAAAATACCTTAAAAAAGGTCTTTACCATGAAGATGGCAGAACAAAAGCTATTTATATTGGACATGCCTTAGAGAACAGCTGCCGAAGAGAATATCTTGTGCACGAAGCAGGGCATATGTATCATGTTGGCAATACTGCGCTTTTAGACCCTATCATAATAGAAAAAAACGAATCTCAAGCTCAAGCCTTCGCCGCCTACTTCCTTATGCCTGTTGGTGTTTTTGAAACGCATTGGGCTCAAAACGAATCGGACTTTGCTTTGACTGAAGTATTCGGCGTTACAATTGAGCTTGTGCGGTTCCGGAAGAAACTCGGCTGGGCCCTCCGGGAATCAGGTGAATATGAAAATTTGCGGTATAAATTTTTTTAACTTTATTATCGAACATATATTCGACACCTAAGAAAGGAGAGTGATATATATGGGTATACGTAAACGTGGCGATGCGTGGCAAATCGTCATCGATGTAGGTAAAACAGAAGATGGCAAAAGGCAGCAAAAGGTGTTCACCTTCCGGGGGACAAAGGCTGAGGCGAGAGCTGAGGAAGCAAGGTTGAAAGCTCTATATAGATTTCAAACGAGTGCCAAAAATATGACACTGAAACAATATATGCTTCACTGGCTGGATACATACAAAAAGCATAAACTTGCCGTTAGGACATATGAAAGCTATAAAGAAACTATAGAGGTCCATATCGGCAAAGATGAGATAGGCAAAAAGCCATTCGACAGAGTAACACCGGACGATATACAAAGATACTATAATCGTAAACTGACTCAGGGTCTCTCCGGCACCTCTGTGTTATATCATCATCGTATTTTACATGCCGCTTATCAACAGGCAGTCAAAGCACGTCTCCTGCCATGGATGATGAACCCATGCGATGCAGTGGAACCTCCAGAAAAAAATGATTTTAAACCCGCTGAATTGGATCCAGAAGAAATATCTGATATTATTATTGCTACCAATAGTAAACCAATTCAACTTCCTATTATAATTTCTACTATGACCGGAGCGCGTGCTGGAGAAGTATGCGGCCTTAGGTGGCCTGATATTATGTTTAATAAGATGGCTATAAAAATACACAAAGCCGTGAAAAGAGAGAGCGGCAAGCTGGTTCTCGGCCCTACAAAGAACAAGAAGACAAGATATGTGCCGATGACACCTGGGCTTGCCGCCATACTCCAGAAACATAAAAAAGAGCAGGATCGTATCAAAGAGATTTACGGAGCTAATATAGAAAGGCCAGAAGATAAAGGTCCTAAATACAATGATCAGGGGTATGTTTTAGCCTGGGAAGATGGAAGATTTTTCGACCCACACTATTTGAGTAGAACATTTACACAGACTTTAAAAATAATAAATTTCCCAAAGAAAGCTACTTTTCATGCACTCCGGCACTTCTACGCCTCTGCGATGCAGCAAGCCGGAGCAAATTTAAAGTATATCAGCGATGCCCTGGGACACGGTAAAATGGATAATATTACTGCGGATGTGTATATTCATACACAGGTTGAGGATATGAGGAAATACGTGGATTGGCTGGATGAAGCTGTTTTAATTCCGGCATTCTCGTGGTTAAGAGACGCTCTTTATATCCGTTAGAACAAAAAGAAAATGGATACGGTATATAAGGTCACATTTTTGCCGATAAATTCCATCAAGGTCACAAATTAGGTCACAAACTACACTAAATTTTTATTAATTTTATTCCCAACTATTATTTTTTATTTTCCAGCGACACAAAAAGAGTGGCTAAAAACCGCTATATATAAGGCTTTCGCTTAATATCATTATTCACGATTTATAATATATTTCACCATGATATTATGTTCAGGCTGACTCTTAATCAGGGTGTCCCGGGTTCGAGTCCCTGATGGCCCACCAATTAAAAAAAGAAGTGTGCTAAATGATAGCACACTTTTTTTAGTTTTAAGCCTTTTTGTAAAAAAAATTTTCTATAGGATAAAACCCATATTTATTTGACATGATTATCTGTTCAGTACTTCCCACAAACAAAATACCTTCAGGGCTTAATGCATCATATAA